ACACCTGGAGCAGCAACGGTCCATGTATATGTTACGCCTGGAGTATTAGTGACTTGATAAATTGATCCTGGTGTTTGATAGCAAACGGTATCCGGATTAATAGTTGTAAACTGCGTATACGCCGTCGTACATGCAACTAAGCTCAATAATAATAATAATAGTTTTTTCATAACGTTAATTGTGTGATATAGCTCCTACACTAGGAAGCTGTGGGTTAATATTTCCGTTAAATACTGCAAAAGGTGTAGCTCCGTCACAACTAGTACTATTCCAACTTCCCCACAAACCATCTGATCCTGGAGTTACTGATATAGCTAAACTTTGAGGTGTACATCCCTGCGCTACTGTAAGTGTTACACAAAAAGTCCATGTGCATGCTCCAGAATCACCAAAATCATTTGCTGGATTGCCATCCGTAGTTAAATCAAAAAAGTATCCAGGCCCAACGACACCTACCGGAGTATTAACTGAATTCAACCAGATCCATTGTCCTCCAGATGCATTACCTCCACAATTAGCAGGAGCTGTTTGTGGCGTTACGGATGCCCAACCAGGTCCTAGTGTTAAATCAAATCCTTCGATCCAATTGCTACCTGCCTGTGAATAACCCGTCATCGTGTAACACATGGTTACTACTTGTCCTGGCAAATATTGATTACCTACCGGGGGAGGTGTTAATGTAAATGATTGCGCACCATTACATTGGGCTAACGCAGTGCCATATAACAATGTAAATATTAGCAATAACTTCTTCATATATTAATATATATTAATTATTTAGATTCTAACATCCTACCGACACGAGCACGTGCCTTTTCCCCTAATGGTATCGGATGTCCTTCTTCATCTATATGCACAAAGGTAATATTGGTCTTTAGCACTACAATTTGTTTGCCTGTATATACATTATGAGCACGTGCTTCCATGTAGATGTTTATAGAACTATTTCCTATTTTGCTAGGATATCCGTAAACCTTTAATAATTGTCCTTCTCGTGCCGGCTTTTCAAAGTTGCATTGATCAATTGAAACCGTTACCATACGGGGTGTATCGCATAGTTGCATTGCATAGCCTGCAGCTGCTGTGTCGATCCATGAAAGAAGTTTTCCACCAAAAAGATTTCCATGAAACCCTAAATCAGATTTTTTAATTAGATGTGTACTCAGCAATTCCATTATCTGCCTACAATTGTAAGTGGAATGCCAACTGTAAACACTAGGCTACCAGATACAATAGCCCATGTTCTAGGTTGTGCATAAACCGGTTTTAATTGTGTAGTTGATGATCCTTCATAGATTTGTTGTGTTAACATTCCTGCTACAATAAAAGCAGCTCCACCTATTAACATGGCAGGACCAGTTCTAAATTCTGTTTTACGAGACTTTGGTAAATTCAATTTGAAATACTGTCTAGGCGGTGCCATTTGTGAAAAGACATTTGTAGAAAGTGTTAGCGCTAACAATAAAATTAATTTTTTCATGATTTTCTCATTAAATATAAAATATATTTTAGTAACTTGTATCTTAATCTGTATAACATATTAATTGCTTAAAGGTGCTTTAATTGTTGGGTGTGATTGATAATCTCTAACCTCAAAGTCCTCAGACTTAATGTAATCGATCTGTTCAATTACTCCAGCATCCGGATTCCAAAATTCATCATTAATAACTAATTTAGGTAACGGGTATGGTTCTCTGTTTAACTGTTCTTTTGCTTGTTCAATGTGATTCAAATACAAATGTGTATCACCTAAGTTACCAATCAATTCATCAGGAACCATATTAACTTCTTTAGCTATGATTTCGAGAAGAAGACCATAAGAAGCAATATTGAACGGTAAACCTAAGAATACGTCCACTGAACGTTGATTCCACATTAAAGAAATTGCTCTTTTTGGGATATTATACCAACTAAAATTATCTTTTGGCAATTCATATTCATCCCATTTATCAGGATACGTTTTCTTAAAGTATTCAACTCTTTCATCAAAACTCAATTCTCTTGTATAAACTTGAAATCCATAATGACAAGGTGGAAGTGTCATCGAATCCAATTCACCTACATTCCAAGCTGAAACCATCAATCGTCTTGAGTCTGGGTTTGTTTTGAGGTCACGGATTAGGTTTGCGATTTGGTCTATTTGTTTATCTAAATCACGGCTAACATTCTGTACCCAACCTCTCCATTGCTTACCATACACAGGTCCAAGGTCACCCCAATGCTTTGCTCGTAAAGAATCATTTTTTATTGTATCAATAAACTCCATGATTGATAATGGATTGTCGGTCGTACTTTTGTATTTTTTATAAGCATCACCATCCCAAATGTGACAATCATTATCAACAAGAAACTTTATATTAGTATCACCACGTAAGAACCATAACAATTCTGTTACAATTCCTTTCCAATACATCTTCTTTGTTGTGAGTAGCGGAAATCCTTCTGACATTTTGTGGCGGATCTGTCTTCCGAACGTTGATAGCGTTCCTGTGCCAGTACGATCCTCCTTGCGAACACCATTGTCTAGGATGTCTTGTAGGAGTGCTTGGTATTGTTTATCTATGTTATTCATAACCCAATTTCTTTTAATTGATCGGGTGTTAATTTTGTGATTGGTTGTACTTTACTTACATCGGGTGTAGTATCTGCTAACCACATTTCTTTAGCTGATGTAGGTGCTTTAGATGGCGTAACTCTTTTAAGTGGTTCTTTCTTAAAAAGATAACCTGATAAATCGGTGTATTTTAATAATTCACTATCACCTTCAATAGTCGTTGTTCCATTCAATACTTTAACCATTGCAATCTTGTAACCAAATTTATTGGTTAACCATTTAATGAATTTAACGTGTAGTCTGTTCATTTAGTAACTCTTTTAATCGTTTAATCTCTGCAATTACATCATCACCTAATTCAATCTTGGACATCATTGATAAGTCCACAACTTGTGAGTACAGTAAGTCAATTAATTCTTGTTGTACCTTGATTATTTCCTGTTCATTCATCTTCCAATCCATCCATTAAAGTTACATCCCAATCTGATAATTCATTGGTTTCAATTATTTTAAAAATCTTGTCCTGAATCTCCTGTATAGTTGTCTCATCAACTTCCCCAGCATTAAAGCACTCAAACTGAATACCTTTATCGTCATTACGATTCTCAGCAATAGTGAGCACATGGTAATCTTTGAGCTTTGTTTGCAGATCTCTTCCTACATGTTCTAGCTGTGCTCGTTGCTGTTCGTCGTTTATGCGTACTGGGATCTTTACTATGAATATTGGTTTAGCCATATTTACAAAGGTGTATATTTAAAGTCTTGTATAATAAAATCAGATACCGGAGGTGACATTCTATCTACTTCTTCTGTCACTCCATTGTTCAGTATCACATTCATCTTAGTAGCAGCCAATTGTTTTAAAATATTAGCATCCGTTACAGTTCTTACCAATCGACCATCATAACGAAATTCTACAACATCTGGTTTCCATGTTACTGAATAAGTAATAAAATGCTTTGCTGGGTTTCGAAATCCAAACCAATGTGTCTTACCTTTAATCATTTTGTTTTGCGAATCCTTTGTATAATGTACATTGGTTTGCACATTCCAAAATCCTGCAGGATTAAGTAGTCTAGGTTTAAAGTAATTTCCACGTGAATCAGAATAGGCTTCAAAAACATCTATCTCAGGCGGCCATGTATCCCAACTCCACATCCAGAAAGCCGGCCACAAGTTTTCTCCCTCAGGTAATTTTGCTGTTACACTGAATGTGCCGAATCCAAAACGTTCTGTGCATGAAACTAATCCAACACCTACCCAAGCAACTTGTTTGGTTTCGGTAAAATACTTTGGATTGTATTTTGTAGTTAAATGCATTGCATCATCAGCATCCACACTCACACATGATGCATCATACCACCAATGTGATTTTTCGTGATGTACTTGTCCCCAACGCTCTTGCGGAATCCAATCATAACCTTTCCATGTAATTGTTTTCATACTATCCTTTGCTATACTTTTTTCTTAAATATTCAGCGTAAGCAACTCTTCGATTGGATTTGACAAACAAGAATCCAAAATGCAATTCAAACCATCGTATCATAATACTATTCCTTTTACTTGTTCGTGTTGTGATCTGAATTCCTCTCTAACACTTTCAGTTAGTTCATGTGGTCCATAATACCATTCAGTATGCCAATTCAAACTAATATCTTTAACATTTGAAATTTTAGCATAATGAAATCCGCCTTCATATCCAGTAACGAATACATGTAACTCAGGATCCAACAAACTTAGTTGTTCTATCAATTCTCGAACTGTCATTTGATCAAATGTTTTTCAAATAAATTAATCAAAGCCTGTACTTCTTCAAATTTATGGAAACGAATAGGATCTTCTGTATTGAATACTTCAATGTACCAGTTATCATCCTTTCCGCTTTCTTGTGAATCTGATGAAATAAAGGATAATCCTTTAGTAATGTCATGATAATAATAATATTCATAACCAGTATTACCTCTACTGTCATCCCACTCATCATAGATTTCTTTTTGAAATCCTAGCAGTTGTACTTCCTTTTCTGTCATAACCTATTATATGAAATTATTCCACAATTTCAAAATCTATATCCGGAACTGTTTCGCAAAACATGAAATGTGTCTGTGTTCGCAATACATGATCAGCACCACACCATTGCATGTATTGTTGCACATGCTGCATATCAGGTTGTTCTTCTAACTTAGGTGCAAAGTAATGTATCGGCTTTTGTCGCAACACAACGTATGCAGAATCTCCGTGTTTGTATACTGGTATCATCTGGTATAACTTTGGAACACACAAACAAATTCTAAATTGGTATCCATCATGTCGTTGTATACACGATGATATGCTCCTGCAGGAATCAATACAATATCTCCTGCTCTTACACTTAACATGCTTTCTGTGTTCTCATGATCCAATTGCATCCTACCCGATCCAGACATGAAAAAGTATACTTCTTCTAATCCTTCATGGCTATGACCACCCGTTCTTTGCAACGGATATAGTATAGTTTTAGATAATGTCAAGTTATTCAATAATTTATTGTCTATTACTTGATATACTTCGGTGTCACGTATTATTTCTCCACCGATATCTTCTTTATTTACTTTCATTGTAACCTCGTTAAACGTTCTTATTTAGTGCAATCTTCATATCCTAGTACTATTGCATCTGATATATCCAATTTGGGATTTTCTTTCATGTGTCGTAATGCATATGTAACTGTTGGAATCAATACTCCAAAATCCTCTGCTTCATGCAGAATAAATTCCACAATGTCCATAGACCGATGGATATCTTCCACCGGCCTACGACGTTTTTTACTAGTTAATTTTTTGAGCTTGTCAAACAATCGCTGTTCCATTACATCATCATCCCTGGATCCATTGGCATTTCATCTTTTGTTGGCTCATCAACAATAACACATTCTGTCATTAGAATCATTGATGCAATAGATGCTGCATTTTCAATTGCTGTTCTAGTTACTTTGGTTGGATCAATAATACCCATTTCAATCATATCACCATATTCATTAGTACGAGCATTGTATCCGTAAGCATCTTTACCTTCTTGTACATGATATAATACTACTTTGTTGTAACCACCTGCATTTGCGATAATTTGTTCTAATGGAGATGATAATGCATCGCGAACAATATCTACACCCATTTTTTCATCGTTGTTAAGCGTTTTTACTTGGTCTAATGAACTAATACATCTAATCAAAGCAACTCCCCCGCCTGGCACGATGCCTTCTTCAACTGCTGCTCTAGTAGCCGACAACGCATCATCAACACGGTCTTTCTTCTCTTTCATTTCAGTTTCAGTTGGAGCTCCAATGTATAACACTGCTACACCACCTGCTAATTTTGCCAAACGTTCTTGCAACTTTTCTTTTTCATAATCCGATGTTGCTGTTTCTATTGCTAGGCGAATCTGACGAACTCGTTCTCTAACATCTTCTGTCTCTCCATCACCATTAATGATTGTGGTTTTGTCTTTGGTAATCTCAACTTTCTCTGCACTACCTAAATGATCTAGGGTAGCATCTGCAAGTGTCAAACCTTTTTCTTCTGAGATAACAGTACCACCCGTCAATGCAGCAAGATCCTCAAGCATTTCTTTACGCTTCTCACCAAAGCCTGGAGCTTTAACTGCTGCAATCTTAAGTGCACCTCTGATGCGATTCACAACCAATGTAGCTAATGCATCGCCATCCAAATCCTCAGCAATGATCAACAAGCTACGTCCTGTCTGAACTACTGGTTCAAGGATTGGTAGCAATTCTTTCATTGAGGAAATCTTTTTATCAACAAGCAAAATGCAAGGCTGATCCATTTCAGCAATCATCTTTTCTTGATTGGTTACGAAATAAGGAGATAAATAACCTCTGTCAAACTGCATACCTTCAACTGTCTTAACTTCAGTCTCAGTTCCTTTTGCTTCTTCAACCGTAATGACACCATCATTACCTACCACTTTCATTGCTTCTGCAATAAGCGATCCAATTGTGTCATCATTGTTTGCTGATACTGTTGCAATCTGTTTAATTTTGTCGTTATCAGATCCAACTTCTTGTGACATTGATTTAAGTTCGGATACAATGCAATCAACTGCCTTGTCAATCCCTCTTTTCAAATCAATTGGATTAGCTCCAGCAGCTACACTCTTCAAACCTGCAGTTACCAATGCTTGTGCTAATACAGTTGCTGTCGTAGTTCCATCACCCGCTACATCTGCTGTCTTAGATGCAACTTCTTTTACCATTTGAGCACCCATGTTTTCGATAGGATCTTTAAGCTCAATTTCTTTTGCTACCGATACACCATCTTTGGTTACGTGTGGTCCGCCAAACTTTTTTGCGATTACTACGTTGCGACCTTTTGGTCCTAAAGTTGACTTCACTGCATCTGCTAATGTGTCAACACCTCGTTTGAGTTTTGTTCTTGCTTCTGAATTAAATTCAATTTGTTTTGCCATAGATTGTTTTCCTTTATAACTTATTACTATTTAATATAAATATTTACTTAACCATTTCCAAGAATTTTGAGTTCATTGTTTTTGCAATGTCTCGCATATCACTCGGATCAATAAACTTTGCATCCGGACCATACATTATATGAAAGTTTTCTTTAGAACTTCCACCATAATGCTCGGTTTTTATGAAATAACTAATAACATTGATACCTGATTCGCGGAATAGATTAACAATGCGACGTGTAAATTCAATGCCATTGTATTGATGATGACCTCCGGATACTGGAGTGGGTTCACCATCTGAATAATTAATAAAAATCAATTCATCACCTTTAGCATCTGCCTTAAGATCTTTTTCAATACTTTTGAATGCAATTCCTTCTGGAGTACAACCAAATGTGCTTAAGAATTTGAAATAAGTTTTAATCTTATTCATTTTGTCATGAGCCGAATCATATGCATACATCGTGACACATTTTTCTCGACTGCTATTAAGATTATCAGTACCTCGAAGAGATATTTGTACTCGGATTCCCGTTGTCATTGATGCTGCCTGAGCAATTGCAACGGCGCTAAGTATAGCTTGATGAAACTTATTTCCAGCCATCGAGCCTGATGCATCGATTGAAATATGAATAAAATAATTTTTATATCTGTCAGTTACGATTCTATGAAATACATTTACATTTTCATATCCCAATTGAGATACCAATCTTCTATCAATTTTACCCGCAGTAAGTCTTGTAGATTTAAGACTTCGATCCGAATTTCTTAGTTGCAATTTAGATCCTAAACGTCTACCTAACAATATTCCTTGTTGCACGGCATCATCCATTGCTTTGATATATCTAGTTCTATAATTATCTGATGATATAGATAAATTTTCTTGCAATACAGCTGAGGAATGATGTTGAAATAGTTCTGGTAAGTTGTCTATGATTGCCGGAGTTAACTTTTTAATTACAACCGTTGTTACCGGGCATTCATCACCTTTTGGTCCTGTTGCAACATCGCGTGTCTCGGTACCAGATTCTTTTATGGCATCTACTAGCTGTTTGTCTTGCTTTGACAACTTACCCGTTTTCTTTGCATTACCTTTAATGAATTCACGTTGTGCTTCAATGGCTTTTTCTAGTTTAGCTAACTCCTTATCCGATAATTGAGATGTTTTAATATCTCCGGGTTGATCTGCACCAATTGGATCACCACTATCTGAAGCTTCACCATCACCGTCAGGTCCTTCTTCTCCAGAAAAATTACCACCAGCTTTATTCATTTTAACTTCTTGTTCTGCCTCGGCATCTTTAATTGCAGCTTTCAAAATTTTGTATACGTCACACGCAACTTCCAACGCATCTGTGGTTGTTTTTAATCTACTAATTGATTTCAAATCAATCAAATTCCATATGTTTCGCAAATCCTTTAAGGTATCTAATTGACGATTAGGATTAGTAAAATTAATAATATGGAACATGTAACAATCCATATTCTCTTCGCATTTTTCTCCTGCAAGAAGAGCTTTATCAATAATCTTATCATTGAAGTATTTGTCATACATTGCTTCATAATACACACGGTATCCTGGAGCATTGGTATATACTTTATAATCAATGCGACGATCTTCAATCCAATTCAACAAATCTTTAATGACAGCAAAGTCTTCTTCAGTCATATCCATATTCGGATCCATCCCTCGCAAACGAATGGCATTTGCAAATGGACTATTACTCAATCGAGTAGCCCCAGCAAATAAAGAAAAGTCTGTGAATGCAATATGTGATCCTTCATGCAATGCCAATCCTACTGCAGGATCGAAATTTTTATCTTCCAACTTGGTACCAATAACAACACGCTCGCCATCAGTGTAGCTGTTATCATTGCTTTGAAATACTACTGGTATTTGTTTGCCTGTAACAATGTTAACAAAATTACCAATGGCACGTTGAGCCGCAGCCAATTTAGTATAATCAACGTTATTGTTTTCTTTGAATGAAACATCAAAATCTTGCCCCAGCCAGAAGCTTGATGCTGCAGTGTTATAAAAGCCTTTAAACCCTAGATTCTTTTGCATATCTCAATTATTTTATATTATAAATATAAGAAATTATTCAGTACGATCCAACCAAAATGCATAAAAAAGAGGGCAATTGATTAAACAATTTACCCCCTTCTTTGAGCTATGAAAAAGATCTTAAAATGGAATGTTATCGTGATCATTAACTTCACCGGTATTGAAAATGTCTTTCTCAGCCGTTGCCATATGCTTTTGAATGATTTGTTTCACAAAGGTTCTTTCCGAATCGGTACCACCTGATGCATCAAAAAACGGAAGGATTGCTACCTCAGCTGCTTCTCCCAAATCAAACCCATCACTCAACAATTCACATACACGAACTGTCATACGGGTTGATATCATGGTAGACAACTTGCCAGTTTCACTTCTCCATTCTTTACGTGTAGCATCCGCAATGTCTGCTACTGCATGAATAAGATCGGCTGATACTTTGTCACCATATCGTTTTGTCAAAAGAATTTCTTCCTGTTCTACTGATAAAATATCTACTTCAATGATTTCAAAACGATCCATCAATGCACGATCCAATACCCGTGTCGATGTATATTCGGTACCAATGTTTGCAGTTGCAATAAAGGATACTCCCGGAGCTACATGAATGGTAGGAGCACTAATATCTTCATCCAATCTCAAGTAGCGTTGACCTTCATCTAACACTGTCATAAGAATGTTCCAAGCTTCAGGATGCGCACGAGATAACTCATCTAGCAAAATAACTGCATTCTCTGTTTGAATTGCTTTTACAAATGCAGACTCATCAAAGGTTGTCTGACCATCTTTGAAATGCGTGTTACCAATAAGCGTTGCTCTAGGATCTTGAGTAGCACCCAAGTTAAAATAAAAGAAAGGACGATTGGTTGCTATCGGCAATGCCTTTGCTGCTTGTGTCTTACCACAACCTGCAGGACCAACCATCATGATGTTTTTACCTCGAACTGCTGATCGTACCAGATACTTCCATTTAATATCAGACATCTCCAAGTCCCTAGGTTTAATCTTAGGAGCATTGGTAATCAATGCTAATACTGGATCTGCATCCTTAACTGGTTGTGATGTGGGAATAACAGGTTCTGTGGGAATTTCTGACATATCTACTTGTCGTGCTCTACCTGTGTCTTGATCGAATGCTAAGGCTTTGCCATTCTTTATTGCTGCCTTAATCATAATGTCACGGAACAATGCAGTGATGTCATTACCTGTTCCAACTTCAATGACTTGATTGCCATTAATAATACCAAACGTTTTTCTTTTCATAACTCATTATTTTTATACTTTAAATATAATAAATAAATTGTTACGATCCAACCTATTTGATGATTTTTTTCATGGTACCATCATCATAAATTTCAATATACATACCGGCCGGCAGATTTATATATGATTCTGATACTTCTTGTCCCGTTGAGTTTAATAGTCTAACAATCTTTTTGAGTTGTTGTTGATTGTTGATTGCAATCGGTCCGTAAAGATCATATTGACCATCTTTATCTACTTGAATGAGACGATAATAATTAATTGCATGTTCAAAGTCGTTATCAACAAACACATATGAAAGTAATTCCTGACTGTTACCTGCAGCAGGTTTCAAACCAATAACATCATTTTCTGTGAATTCTCCGGTAATAGATCGTTCTACTATATAATAATCTGAATTATGTTCTGTTGCTGTTTTCCATGTAAGCACGTTGCCATCTTTTGTGTTGAAACCTTCAAACGAAATCAATTCAACCGGCAGTGGTATCAACTCTATCAACTCTATGTTATCTAACCACCACTCCTCACCAGCAGAATTAATTCTGCAAAGAATGTCAACTGCTACTTGTGTAATGCCGGCAGGAAGATTCAATGTGATAAATGTTGGCCCGGTAGTTGTTATGCCTGCAGGTGCTTGGTATACATCTCCCGTTGGAGCTGCTGAATTAGTGAATATGCCGTTTGCTGTATGTGTTACAACTCCAGTAGAAGTATATGGCCATTGTGCATTGCCGTTTCCAGTAATCCTTAGTTCAGATACATAAGTTATTTCACCATCGGTGGATACTTGCACATCTACAAAATCTGCTACATCAACTCCTCTAGATGTTGCTGTTGAGTTTGAAAACGTATAAGATGCTAATCGAAATTTAAGTTGATATGACCTGGTAGGATTCAGTCCCGTTACGTTAGGTAGCACATACCAATCTTGTTCAACTGCAGATGTCCCAGTTCCCGATCCGTATATTACTGCACTTTGTGTGGGACTAACTGAAGCATTTGTAAACCATCCGGCAGTCGCTGCTGGTGTCCACCAACCTGCAAAAATATACATTGGCCCTGAGGTTTCCATGTTATCAAAATCAATAACTGTTTGAGTGCGACCCAAACTGCTTATGATTAATGCTAAGAATAGTACTAGTTTATTCATATGATTTGTGTTTGTGTTTTGTTTTTCGAGTATATGTCCGTTTGGATTGTTCTGTTCTGCTAACAAAACGGCCGTCAAAGAAACCTTGTTGTTTTTGTGAGTCTCGGGTAGCTCCTAGGTTAATCTTCAGAATCTGATTGTTCATAACGTGACATGGTTTGTTGAAATGCAATTTCATATGCTTCAGCTAAATCATACGGATGATTGTGTTTGATCTGATCTACAGTTTCAAATACTTCTCGATGTATGCCATATGCATACGCTTCCATCATGATTTCTTCAATACGATCTGCCATTTCCATATTCCCATTATAATAAAAAACAATCAAATAACCAAATTACCATTTTCTACATGACCAATATCTTGCTTTCCATCTAGGTCCTGGAGTATCACAACGATGTCTAGCTCTGAATGAACGTCTACGTGCTGGATTGCTTTTACGTATTCTCATATTAGGGTCACCAAAGTTAACCTTTACAACGTTACCTTTGTCATTCTTAACGTAGACTTTGAATTTCTTGACATCACCTCGCATTGGTTTGCCTAACTTAACACTACGTCCTTGGTATTCTGCTTCTGTCAGAACTCCCAATTTTCCTGCTTTGATATCTTCTAACATTGCAACCGCACATTCGTTGCACACTGTCATTTCTTCCATAGATTCCTTTGTTTTATTTCCCCAATTCGCCGCGCCTACATTGCGACATTTTGATAATGCTAATGATCCGTAAGCAGATGGCCATACATCATATCTTGCTTTTACTTTGTGATAACATGCATCTCGTTTAGCTTTTTTCTTTTCATCAATTACAGCTTCAGCTTTTGGAGTACGATCACCCATACCAACACGACGTTTTTGACGTACTAGAGCTTCTTTCTCTTTTTTGTCAAATGAACTCCAAGTTTTAGGAGTGTCTTTAGATACTTTACGTGAAGGTCGACATTTCTTAACACCTTTTGTTTCGGCACTACCACAAGGACGTCCATGTTGGTCTGTCCATTTTTCTTTTACCCAACGATGCAAGTCTTCTGATAATAATGTTTTCAATTTTGTCACTACAACTCCTGCCGTATACCTAATTTAGGAAGGTATTGTCTCCATGTATTTATTATTTGTTCTTTTTCTTGTGTAGACATAGTGCCATTAGTCACCCATTTACTTAAATAATTATCTACAACTTGTTTAAATGGCTGTTTTGATTTTTTAGCTTTGAAATAAAGACCTTGAATCATAGCCGGAGTTTCTTTTGGCAACGTAAAATATTTTGACGGAGGTAATGCCCCCATTTCTATTTTTTTACGTAGCGGCATATCCGATTTAATGTATTTACTTGATATAGTGTTCCAACCAGATTGTGTTACATGTTCAATTTCATGACGTAGTATATCACGTAATTCTGTTGCAACTTCATTTAAAACTTTTGGATAATCTGCTGGATCTAATTCAAACCGAACTTCTATTAACGGTAAGTCATCTGAGTCTCGCTTTGTTTCATTGTAAGCATCTCCACCATATCGAAAATCATTTAACCCTTTAATCCATTGAACTTTTAAAGTTAAATAAAATTCTAATGGAATAGTTACGTTCTCAACTTCTTCAAAATATACTTCTGGAAAATTATTATCGTCAATGTTTGGCGCATCTGATGTAGATTCAAAATAAATACGTTTACCAGCAAATTCGCCTTTAGGATCTTGCACACAACTAATGCTGTCTTTAACTACTGCTAATAGCTTACGTGATAACTCAGTTACCAAGCTATCATATCGTCCTTCTACTATAATTTTCTTGAGTGATATCATTTTAAATAAATATCAACCTAGTTGGTTATAGTTCCAAAAATGTTCTTTGTCTTTGTTGAAAGGATTGCCGGATTGTTGATAGTAACAATTCAAGCAAAGCATTTGCAAATTTTCTATGCGATGATTGGTTTCATCTCCATCCATATGATCTAATAGTAATGGTACCGTATCATCTGTAACTCTGCGTTCTGCATATCCACAACATGCACACGCTTCTGGCATTATGTTCAAGGCCAATATGCGATTACGTAGCTTCCATGTAGGATAGTTTGGATATTCTCCGGAAAGTATTTTGTCTATTGCATATGGCCCTGATGTTGCTTTTGCAGTATCTTTTGGAATACCTACCCCGGCCTGATTGGTATGCAAATCATACAATGTTTTCCCGGTTTCGGAATCAACATACATCTTAGCATATTTCTTCCAGGTATCAAAAGATATTTTTAAGAAGCGTGCTGCTTCGGCATTTGATTTAGTATTTGCAATTGCATATCGTATATCCGACTCGGGAAGATTAAAAGATTCCCTGCCTCGACCATACACATATTTGTATTGCATTGACATATCAATATACTCCTTTTTTGCGAAGTTCCATTACTGCGTGACGCGGCATTACTTTGTTTTCCCACATGGCTCGCATCTCTGGTTTTAATTTGCTGGTAAAGTCTATGAATGTTTGAGGATAAACACCGCTTTTGCGTTTAACTTCATCATACCAAGTTGAATAACATGAATACTCTTCATCAAAACGATCAGCATCCGTACGATTCTCCCAATATTCAATTTGATCTTTTAATGGCCACAATTCTAATGGAACATTAGGATCCTTTCTACGTCCAGGAAGTTTCGGATGTTGCTTGGCTTTATTGTTGTTTTTTGTGATGAATTTGTCCATTAAATTAACGGAACGATCCTTTGCTGATTCACCGGTGTATACTGATCTTTTACCCATAACTTATTTTGTTTTTTCTGCTAATATAACTAATTTTCTCCAAGCATCCTCTGCTTGATATACATATTTTTTAAATTTAACTACATCCCGATCGATTCGTGCAGCTTCTGCTCGTTTTAGATTTCTATGATATTTTGCATGTAGAAATCCAATTCGTATTTTTCTTATCCAATTCATAATGATTTATACTTTGTAACAATTGCATTTAGTCCATCTTCAACTAATTCACTGCATATGTCCGTGCATAGATCGTAATCATCTACAAACACAGAACATTGTTTAACATTGTGTGTAATTAAAGCAGATTGTATGGCTTGAAAATAATTATGTCCACAGATTTCAATCAAACATTCAATAACATGATCAAATGTGTTTACGTTGTCATCAATCAATACTACTTGATATTGACCCCTTTTCTTCGTTGATTTTTTCTTTGACATCTCTGATGATTGCGGCTTGTTCCCAAAACTCATTTTCTTTTGCATAATTTAGTGAATCAGTTAGAAAACGTATTTTTCTATCAATATCCCAACGTTCTGGCCATTGCCATTTGTTGGTGGCCATTATGTTAATGGATTTGACAAATACGTTATCTATAAAATTCTTTGTTTCCATATTACAATAATATGTAAATTCATTAACTTATCCAAGTTATATTTTTATTTTTTGACCATCACGAATCTTGTCTGGATCTAATCCCGGATTCTTTTTTTGTATAGCAGATATAGTTGTTTTATATTTATTTGCAATCTGCGTTAATGTATCTCCGGGTTGTACTACGTAGTATGCTTCATTTTCTGTAGTTACAACATCATTTCGTACGTATCCAATTTCTCCAGTAGACAATTTTATTTGGTACCATGTTTTTGCGTCTTCCCCAGTTACAACTGATTTTACTACGCCAACTGGATTTGGATATTTAATAGTTGTTAGTAAATTATCAAATATTCCGGCATCTACTACTGCTTCTTCACGTACATTAACATATCCATTTTTCTTTAGTGCATACACTGTTTTACCGATAGCATCTTTAAGATCACTTGTAGATTTTTTTGTTGATTTGGTTAATGCAGTAAATACATTATGTGCTGCAATTCTTCTTGTAGGTAAACTATCAGTTAATTCTCCAGCTCCGGGTCGTTCACTAAATTTAGCAAATCCTTCAGCTCTGTCTTGTACGGTTTTTCCGTGACGCATAGCTTTAGAAAATTGATTAGCTTCATATGAATATTCGCCATTATATGCATCTAATAATTCGTATTTAATAAAATCTAGTTGCAAATTAAAATCCGACCACGGACGACTTTTTTGTTTTGCAAATTTAAGAAGAGCTTTTTTTCTGTCACCTAACCATTGCAACAATCCAATTGCTCCGATACTATTTTCAGCTGAAGGATTAAATGTAGACTCTGCCCACATATTTCCTACAATAGCTGCAGCTTGCTCTTTTGTGAATCCACGACTTTCAAGTTGTTTTGCTATTGATAATCCTTTATCCAGCCATTGACCTTTCAATGGACCATTTCCCTCATTTAACAATGATTTTAAACGTATCATGTATATTTTCTTTTAAATAAATATCACAACGTTGGAATCAATTTATAAGATTTTTGACCAAATAACAACATGGATCTGAAATCAGCTTGTTGAAATGCATCTAAAGATCCTTTTGATAATCGATTGAATCTTTTAATAACTGATATTATTTCATTCCAATCTGTATTGCGCAATACGTTTTCTACATAATCCACATCGATAAGCATATCTTGCACATTGTTATAATCCCATTCAATATGAACTACTGGCTGTACCCTATCTTCAGTTAAATAATCAATACATAAATCTAAACCACATTTAAAACTAGTACTTAATATACGTAATAGTTCCGGACGTTGTTTTGCGTATTGTTTTACTTGGTTAGCTGCATCTCCGGATAAAGGATATCTAAAAACAAACTGACTATGATCTAGAATTAATTCAGATGATTCATTTTGTGTTAACCATGGCTGAATAATTGCATGAGCGCCTTTTGCAGCATCTCCATCTTTATACCATGTAGTATCATGTTCTAATATGATATCATTATGTGCGTAATATGCTTGTTCAATTTCATTTAAATCAAAACCTTCGTGGTCAACATGACACGTACTATTTAGTAATACATGCTCTGCTATATCAGTTGGTAACGGTTTTGAAATTTGAATGTTTGCATAACTTGGTTTAAATACGTTATAACTTAACATTACATCATGTTTTTTATAATATTTGCAAAATTGGTTTTTGAATTATTAAAGTCAGAATCTGAATCATCAAACAATTTAGTTTCATATGAATTTTTGTTGCGTGTTATTAAACAAACCGTAGCATCAAATTGCTCCAATCCATTTAACAGATACACAATTCCAAAGTATGCATACTTATCACATACTTTAGCAACAAATTCTGCTTTAGAAAATATTAGTTTCAATGTACCTAAATCTTCAATAGGTGCACAAAATACATGTTCTTTATTTTTTAGGCCTAAATATGAAAATTTGGGAGATGTTTTCATTTGTTTTGAAAACTCTTGAAAAAATGGTTTTGCCAATTGTTTAGGATCAACAACGTCCCCTTCGGATAATATTTGTTTTAGATTTATCATTTTGTTAGATCCTTGTCGTCAAGTGCTCCTCCAGTTACCCAAGCAGTGCAACTACGAGTACCGGCACATTTAAAATGTAAAAAATTGCAATAACCTAAATCAGCCTTTTCTATAGTAGCCATAGCATCAATATTTTTTTCGTCACCCTCAATACCTTTAGCCATACACTTCCACATCTTGTCTGAAACATCAAAAGCTGCACAGTTACCACATTTCATTGTTTTTGCTGTAGCTTCATCTATTTTCCAACGTTTAGCAGCATCTTTCCAATATGTACCTGGTTTATCTGGATTTGCTGGTCCATAATAATATTCATCAATTGCATGTTGTCTATTTTTTAGATTAACATGTATATCTTGTGTTGCAACAGGACATCCGGTTTTAGCTTCAATTAAAAGATGTTTAAGTTTTTCCATTACTTCTTATGTTTAAAATATTGAACTTGTCGCTCTCTGTTTTCAGCTCCGGAACGAGTATCATATGTTCCTAAGTTTCGTCCTGAATGACTATACAATCGATAACCATCTTTTACTTTGCGTATGATTTCTCGAATAAAATTTTTCATTTTGTCTGGACTATCCAATGTTACGGGAACAAATGCTGGTTGTGAATTATATGCATCATTGCCACCATATAATGCTGAAGAACGTGTTTGCATTTGATTCATAATGAATGCCCCAACTTCTTCTACATCATCTTTGGATGTTGCAATATGATCTACTGCCCAACCATGCCCTGCGGATAGCATTCGATCTACTTGCTGCGGATCCATTTGAAGCATAGCATCAACAGATTTTTTAATGGTTTTAAGATTCTCAAAAAACATGTAGTTACGAGTTTCGCTATGATCCATGTTTGAATTGCATCCGCATTCGTTCAATGATTTCATTGTATCCTTTAATATAAATATATTATCGTTTAGTATCGTTTCGTTTCTTATATATTGGCCAATTACGTGTTTTTTCATTCAACCATTCAGCTCGATCATCACATCCACAATCTTCATCTAGTATCTGTGCGATGCGTTTTGCAAGTTGATCTAAACCCGTTGCAGCAGTTATTTTTTTGATGTCGTCACCTAAACCTTTACTTTGCATATATTGATCCATTGTTCATTCTATTTTTCAATTGCATAATCATGGTCTGCCATTGAGCTGTATGTGGTATTTCAAACACATTACGTCCTGGAAACTGATAATCGTGTTCTGGAGCCATCATGAGCATATGGCCTGTATCATCAATTCCCATTACCGGATGTGCTACTTGTTTCATTGTTATACAACCATCTGTTGTTGAAATCATTGTGCATCGTCCTGGGTGTTTCCATTGTCCCATTGGATCTGTTACTGCATCTGTTTTGCGTATGATTTCAGCCCAACCAGCTTCATCTAGTATTTTTTGTTTGTTTACATGTGCTGCTAATGCTTCTACAACTTCTTTTTCGTGTTTCTTTTGAAATGAAGAAGGCAAAATGTATTTATCCATTTTCAAAGCTTTTGCTAACAATGCAACAAGACTCCCACCAGGTGTAACAGCCATTGTAGTTAGACCTAACAACTTGACTACATCTTTCATTTGATTGCGAACAAACAACCATTCTTCCGAATTTAATTTTTCTCCATTAATGTGTTGAAGTAGCATTTTCAAAGCTTGTTTAGTCTCTGCAGACTCTGTACGCATTGCTGATGCAAACTGTTTTATTTTATCTTTGGTTTTATGTATGATTGATGAGTCATCGGCTTCATTTACAACATGTTCTACAGACAATTGGCCAATTGTTACTTTTTGTTCCAATCGATTTAAACGTTCTAAATAACCTTTATTACGAAGATGTTTGTATGCCATGTTTTCTACTGAATATTCTCCTTCGGCTTCTAGACCCGTTTGTCGCAAATGACGAAGTCGTTGTTTGATATGTTCAATTCGCTGTTGTATGTTCGGATCTGATTCTTTCAATGAATCAATCTCATATTCATATGGCTCTGCCTTTTGTTGTATAGCTTCATCATCAATTGAAACTGTATCAGCACTTGGTTTATGCAACCATTTACCTCGCATCACTGAATATACTCCTACGGTTGAATGTAAATTTTCATTGGAATCCTGTGCATACAATTCAATGTTCATGCCTTTGTATGTTAAAGGATGCGTCATGTTCCATATGCTTTTTTTGGCGTGCATATAATTTTTAACTAGATGCAGATTATCACCAGCTTTAAGATAATCAACCACAACATGTAAATCTATGTCACTATGTTCCGTCCAATTGTAATTAGCACTACTACCTATAATGATAACATCTTTAATATCACATTTGGTTTCTAGGAAATCATGAAATGCTTTTGCGATTTTCATAAAGCCGACACGAAGCTTGGGACGAAGTTTATCGCCTATCCAAAGTTTTGGATTGAGAGTGCTTTGTGTTTGATATTCTTGTAGCATTTATAATAAATATTGTTACTTCCAAAAGAGTTGTATCATTAGTAGTATGAATGCTAACAACAAAGATACAGCCGTTTTCATGTTAATAGCTTCATCTCGAAACAGCCAAGTCATAATAGCAAATATTGTAATTCCAGTAACAAATGAAACAAATCTTCCAGGCCAAAAAACACCGCCAAATCCTTCTACAGCAAAGCGGGTTGCCTCCATAAACAGCCAAGTAATAGGAATTCCTAATGCAATTAATGCCCATTTCCATTTTACTGCCCATGGCCACAATAATGGTCCGTTGGTTTGAATCCAAACAATGCCCTGTCCCAACAAGAAAATTGCTATGGATAATAGTATGTATTTATAGTTCATACTATGAATATATAAAAAAATGCATGATATTCAAATCATTTATCGGATTTTTCGGATGCATACTTAACACCCATTATAGTACCAATTATACTAAATGCATTGGTTAACAAGATGCCAAACATGTTACTCCAGGTAGATCCGATGATTTGCGTGTCTTTATCGGCAAATAAGGCAACCATGTAAATAGTTGTAGTTATGAATCCAACTCCTATTATGATTATGAGAGACACTTTTACTATGAGATTGATTAATTCAAACTGAGTACGTTTCTGCATCATGTCCAAATCATCCATTGCAGCATCCCGGGCCTTCTCAGCATCACAACGTGATTGTTCTGCAGAATCCAATGCTTCTTGCAATTCTACCATTAGTTGTTGATTGGCTTGTTGAGATTCTACCAACTCTTTGTTTTGTGTTTGAATTTGTTTGGTTATTTCTAAACGTTTGCGACGATTGTCTTTGTCTTTATCACTACATGTTTGCAGATACGTTGCAAACTCAGAATCATCTGATGAGTCTATCATTCTAATGATGTTTCCTTCGAGTCCTATACCACGCTTTTGATATAACTCTTTTAATTTTTGTTTTGTATCCTGATCAAATTTTATCATCTATATACTTTAAAAGGAGCCGTTCTAGTTTGATAACGTTGATAGTCATTCCGGAATTCTTCTAGTCTCGGCTCAATTTCATCTGATTTGATTATCCAGAACTGAGCTCCAGCTGTTTGTGCTTTTGTTTGTTCTGTTGCTTCATCTGAGGATGATATAATTCCGATTACTACGTGATTACCGTATTCAAAATTAATTTTGCGTATCAATTCAATTCCGTCAAAACTAGATCCAATAATATTTAAATCTACAAATACGCAAGCCGGTTTTTCTTCAACCAATCCGTTTTCAAACCAATTTTTAAACATTCGTTCTGCTTCGTCTGAACTATTAATTGCTTGCAACGATAATGTTATATCCAACAAACTACAAGCATCTTCAAATACTAAGTGAAACAAATCTTCATCATCTACTAATAAAATTGATTCAATCATTCCCAGTTCCTAATTTAATTTTAATTTTTGTTCCTATTTCATTTTTATCACAACTTATTTTAAATCCATGTTCTGTTAATATTGCTACACATATGTTTAATCCTAAACCAGTACCTGTTTCTTTTTGTCCGGGTTTTCTGGTATATGGTTTAGACAGATGATTGAATTCGTCTTGAGTCAAGCCTCGTCCATTGTCTTGTATAACTACATCACCATTTTCTATATATATCTTCACAAACTTAGTTGAGCTATCATTGTACTTCAATCCGTTACGAATCAAGTTATCAACCGCAGTGCAAAATAATGGTTCATTTACATCTGCATTGCCAAGATCTTCTAGTATAACTTGACTTTTGTATGATGTTGAAGTCAAATAAGATTCTAGTATTTGTTTCAAGTCACATGTAGTTTTATTAAGTACTACGTCTTTTTTAACTAGGTTGGTAAATTCATATACTCCTTTATAAACTTTTTGAGTATGAGTCAATCCTTCTTTTATCATTTTTAAAGGAGCTTCTAATTTTAAATTTTTTATAGTATCATCAGTTAATCTTCGTTCTAGAGAATTTACACCACGTGGGATATACGTGTTGATTCCAGAATGCATATCATGTCGCAGAATCTTTGCTGCATGTTCTAAGTATGTATTTTGTTTTTCTATTTCTTGTGCACTTTTTACAACATCAGTAACATCGTATCGAATTGAAGTAAATCCTTGCAATTGGCCTTTTTCATCAAACTCAGCTTTAATATAAGAATCTACCCAATACAATTCTCCGGACTTGTTTTTATTGGTAACTACACCATTCCATATTTTACGTTGCCGCAATACAGTATCATACATATCCTGCCAATATTCTCTGTTATGATATCCCGAATTAACTATTCGATGATCTTGACCCATAGCTTCATCGGCAGTCCAACCCGATACTTGCTGAAACTTTTCATTTACATAAGTTATTCGTCCTTTAGCATCTGTTTTGCTAACAAGCACTGATGAATCTACAAATTGTTCAAATTCATTGAAACGATTCTTTTGTTTTAATATCACAGATTCTTTATAAGCCACTCTTTTTCTCAAGGCAATATATGATATCAACAAGATTAAAACTGCAATTACAGCACCCGTTGATACCAAATAACGGTATAAAGTTTGGCGTTCTGTTTTTAATATGGATGTTTGTTTCTTTAAAACGTTTTCTTTGACAGTTAAATCTATAACATGCTTTTCTTTTTCTAAATGATCTATGGTTTTGTCTTTTGCATCAATGACATCTTTACTTGCTTTGTTTTTTACAAGTACAGCACGTTCTGTTGTTAATTTTTGAATTTGTTTATCAATACGTTCTGCTAATTGTTTGATTTGTGTTTCATTGAGTTGATCATAACTGTCTGGAATACTTTCTAGAAACTTAGCATCTTGTTGCAAACTTTTCAATTGTTCTGCAGTTGCATCAGAAATCTCTGGAGTCAGTTGTTTTACAATTGTTTCGGGTTGAATCTCTACAACTTCAACATATGTTTTGGCTTTATACAAATACCAATCCGCTGCATCATACATTTCTCGATTGTAAAATGCAATTGCAATCTCTCTGCAGAGTTTAGCATTCTTTTTAGTAATAGGTTTGTTTGGAGTAGTTAAAAACTCCGGATCTAATTGTTCAATCAATCCGGTTATGTATGCATCTTCAGGACATAAAGGTATGCCTTGATCCCATGTAGTTTCTACATGTTGTTCGTGATCGAAGTGCTGTGCGATAACTGTATATGGTAGTAACAATAAAGCTAATATGATTTTAAACTTCATGTTACTACCATAATCTATTAGTAAGGTTTATAAACAGTTTTGCCGCCAGATTTAACAGCTTTTAGGATTTGTTTGCGTTGACGTCCTTTTGATTCATATGATACATGAACCCAATCTGGATTTTTATCTGTTCCGAATTCCCAAATAAGCTGATCAAATTCTAGATTGTCTTTGATGAAGTTGAATACTTCGGCATTTGTGATATCTGTTCCATCCATATCAATATCAATTGCTTCACCGGAACAATGTTGTGAAGATGAACTTCCTCCGACAGCTTTGTTAAGAGCTGCACTTCTGTAGCCTGATGAAATGTGAATTGGCTTTCCAAAATGTTCTCGAATTGGTTGGAATACTTTTTCAGCTAATAGTTTGAAATTCTCAATATGCTCTAGTGTTGGCATATTGCTAATACCTTTACGTTTCGCAGTTTCACTTCGCATAACTTCTGCTAAAACTAAATTTTTACTCAATTGCATAAATTAATCCTTTTTAAAATATAAATTTGCTTCCGCTTCTCTACGTCTTACTAATCCTTTAAGTGTTTTACCACCAGCTTTGACCCATTTCATGAATTCATCGCGAATGGTTTCATCTTGCGGATTAGCATTAACTTTTTTCAATAGTGTTGATGATTTTAAATTTGCTGGGCCTAAGTTGTAAGCAAATGACACTAATGCATCAAATTGATTTTGATTGATATCATCTCGGCAATATGAATCAACATAGCGTTCAAAACTTGCTAACATGCTCTGTAATAGTTCGGTTCCTTTTGTCTCAGTAATTACAGCATCAGTCATTGTTACTTTTTTACCATCTGGGTAAAATGTAGCACCATATCCTATTGTAGGAATACCTGCAGGACATTTATATGGTGCTCCTCTAAATCCTTCGAATGTTTTGATTAGTTCAATACCACCGGTACCTGTTTTTGTTATTTTCATGACTTGTTACTTGTATTTATTTTTTTAATAGAAATTTTTCAGCAACATTGCCGGCAATGCAAATAATTACAATGGTTTTAACTGCATCTACTAGATCTGTAGATGGTTTAACAGATTCATGAGAATATGAATTCAACAACATTGTAACGGCAATAAATAAAAATCCAATAAATGCAATAACTCGTTTGATAGATGTATCTCCGCCAGTAAACATTTCTGTAATAAATTTTTTCATGTAGCTCCTAATATACTTTCAAGTATAAATATCAACTACAAACAAATAACAGAAAACTAAATACCTAAATCTTTTTTATATTGTTTGATCCATGTCGGTAAATCTCCAACAGGATTCCATCCTAAGATGTTACGAGCTTTTGTATTATCTGCTAATGTTTCTTTAGGCTCGATTCTAGGATATCCATACGTTTTTTCCCCACCCATCATATCAGCTACCTCATTAACTGAATAGTTTTTTCCGTTTCCAATGTTAAAAACTTCTCCATTTAACGGGTCGATGTATGTAGCTGCTAACCAATTAGCTTGTACTACATCATCTACGTATGTAAAATCTCTTCGTTGTTCTCCATCATTTGTAATAGTTAGCGGCAATCCATCTAACATTTGTTTTGCAAATATTCCCATTACTAAACAATAAGCTCCTTCAGTTGCCATTCGATTTCCATATACATTGAAATAACGAAGAGATACCGTATCTAATCCGTATACCTGACTAAACATTTTACAATATTGTTCTCCGATTAATTTTTGAAGACCATATGGAGATAATGGATTGGTACCATGAGTTTCGGGTGTCGGAAATTGTGTAGCATCTCCATATGCCGATGACGATGCACTATATACAACTCGTTTAACACCAGCTCGATGTGCTGCTAACAATACTTTAAGTGTACCTTGAACGTTTACCGTATTAAATGTAATGGGATCTTCTATAGATGGTTGCACCCGAGCCATAGCGGCAAAATGAAAAACAAAATCTACTTCATTGAATATATCAGTTAATTCATCAACATCGATTTTTGCTAAATCTTTGTTATAAAATTTTGCTAGATTATTTATGTTTTCTGCTTTACCCGTAGATAAGTTATCAATTACAATTACATGACATCCTCGTTGTAACAAATAATCAGTCATATTTGAGCCTATAAATCCAGCCCCACCGGTTACTACTACTTTTTGCATATTATTAAATCTTTCTCATATGTTTCTAAATGATTAATTGTTATGTTTAATGTTCCTAATTGAAATGATCCTATTTCTCCGGATTGTTGAATAATTTCAGCAAGTTGCTGAATATACATATAATCTTGATTACTCATTCGATTGCTATCTATTTCTACTACAATATCATTTTCTGACATAGGATCATTAAAACCAATACAAAATACTCGTTTAGTCAAATCAAATGTAGTATTAGATTGTTCCCGTTCAATATAATCTGCAGTTAAAACTTGCATATCATCATCAATATAAATTCTATCACACCATGGTTCTAAAAGTTCTAATAATGAAGCAGTACATGATTTGACTCGAAATGCAATGTTATATTTTGGCGGAATAATAGGTTTCATTAATTCATCATGTTTGCAAAAATGACCCCATTTACGTATAAAATTACGCGTTGAACGTAAATTTTGAGCTTCCCATTCCGAACTGTTAGTTCCGGGAGTTGTTAGTGTTGGATTGAATCTACTACCCCTGCAAGTCATATGATATACACAACCTTTCCATGTTTGTATAAATTTAACACCATTTAATTGAAAACGATTAAATATATCTGAATCTTCTTTAGACTGTGGTGCATATAATGTATCATGTCCTTTGATTTCTTGGAAATCTGATTTCATAAATGCCCATGGCGCAAATACTCCTTCTGTAACATGATTTCCTTTTAACGGGTGACAATTAGTAAACCATTGTAAAAATGCAACTTCATTAAAGTTTTCAGGTTCAATTCCCCAATCAGCTAATACTTTTTCAGGACCGTCTGGATGTAATGGTGGTTCAATCCTAGTTAACGAAACAATGCGTTTTGTACCAATATGTTTTTCAATTGCATCTAATGCGCCTGGACATAGATACATATCAGCATGATATATGATACATATATCGTGTGTTGCAACCTCATTAACTAATCGGTCATATAATATAGTATGACCAAGTCTGTTAGGGCCTTCATTTCGTATAGCTTTAAAATTTGTATCTTTATCCATCATTTCAAGACACCATTCCCATGTATCATCTTTATCACTGAAATCATCAGCAACGCAAATTTCTACTTCATGTTTACCTTGATTTTTTCTAATTGCATCATAAGACCATTTAAGATACTTTAAATTGTTCCTGGAAGGTTGTATAAAACTTATTTTCATGATATTTTTCTTTGTATAATTTTTTTGTTGTATTACTACAATATAAGTAAAATTCTTCATCTATCCTAAGTTTTTGCGCAATCATTCTAGCAGATTGTAAATCTCCTAGTTCAACTGTTAAATCTGGATGAAGTTGTTCTTGTGTATCTAATCCTCGATAACCAATGCATGGAATTCCTAGATATGAACAATTTAGGGCAAAGGTACCCGCGGCATGAGTTCGCATTAAATGTATGCCGTATTTAAATTTATTAAGTGACTGAATCCAGGTTGTCCAATTCATATACGGAAAATGATTTAATAGCTGATCTTCATGTGACTGTTTTCTCCCCATCGATGGTGCCCATACAGTATTATCTAATTCTTGAGCAATCATATATGAATCAAAACCACTATACCATGAAACAAAATTACCTCCAATAATAACACCGCTACGATCGATTACATCTAACTGGCCAACAGCATCCTCAATCATTAAAGATGGTAAAACACGAACATCTGGATGTGTCGTTAATCCTTGATAATATTTACGATCGGATTCATTATGAGTAAAAATAATATCTGCACTAGTTAATGTGTTAAAATACCAAATTTGTTGATGTAATGGATAATCCTGCCAAAGCCAGTTAGGACCTTCTTGCATTATAGCTACTTGTTTACAAACCATTCGTAGTTTGTTAATATCAAATTCTGGATTGTTTTTTGGAATAATAACAATTCCTAAATCAAATACCGGACTTTCGATATACTCAGTAGACTCCATTGCATGTTTAATATTAAAATGTTCTGCATCTAACGCACACATCCATGCAAATTCAGTTCTCATATTATCATGGGTTCTGGAAATCTTCCCGTGGAAGCCCATCTCAGTAAAAAATGCTATTTTCATACAACTCGTTTTAGCACACTAAGACCAGGAAATTCTTCGATAACTAAATCAATTGTCCAATTTTCATTTAAAGACAGAAAATCATTCATAGCAGAATTTACTCCTGGGAACTTGATAATATCATGCATAATAATATACTGTTTAACATCGCCTTCGAATAAATTTAATTCTTTTAAAACATGCGCATATGTATGCAACCCATCAATAAATAATAAATCTACATTAGATATGCGCATTTTATGAGAAGATTTTTCCTCAAGAATTAGTTCAATTTTATTTGCATTACAAATTTCTTGATAATCCTTTAATTTAGGTTTAGCTCGATCGAATGATATATCGCATAATGTAATTTTACTAGGATTTGACTTTAACCATGCCCATGATGATATCATAGTTTCTACGCCAATTTCTACAATATGGCCGCCTTCGCATTTTTTTCCATATTGATATAATATATCCATTAAATGATGTATATATCTACTTTCGGGTGTTGTATGAAGTTTACACTGATCAAAATATTCATTAATTAATTCAATTTGTTTCATATATATTTACCTTTTTATTTATAATCTATACAATTGTCTTGCTTTGAATTTTTCAACGTATTTAATACCTTTTTTATAACTTTGATAGTTTAAATGAAATGATTCAAATACAGGACGTTGAAAATACCATCTATCTTTTTGAGAAGTAAAATATTGTAACTGATTAAACTTTTCATCGAATTGATCTGTAATATCAACAAACATGTTTGGATACCATGTATCCAAAGTACTAGGCGTTCTATATTCAATGATACTTAGATTTTTAATTCTCGTTAGTGGATATGATAATTCGTTAACAAATTTATGTTCAAAATGCGAATCGTCTGATGTTGGAATAAATATGCATGCATGTTCATCCGTAATTATTTTTGTCTCAATAAAATTCACCCAGCCGTCGTGTCCTAATTCATCCATGTAATATGTTTCAGAAAACATTAATGAAACATTTGAATCTACATTTTCCCAAACATTCATAACTTCTTGATGTCTAGGTCTATCACTCGTTTCATCAAATTGTCCGCCAACTGTCATACAAAAAATATCAAAATGCGTATCTTGATATTTTCTTATCGTACCCATCATTGCATATTCAACATCATCTGGATGCGGCGCTAAACATAAAACTCTATCAAAATTTAAAAATTTCATTAAACTACCTCAAAATACGTATCATCAATTGCTTGTTCGGATAAAATATCATTCATCCAAAATACACATATCAAATCATCATTACCAACATTGGTTAAATTGTGAGTATAATATGGCGGCATATCGATAACTTTATTGTCCGAATCTTTTATATTATAAGAAATAATTTTATTACTACCAATCTTTCGCATTTCAATCTTTGCATGTCCTTGTACTATACAAAAACGTTCAACTCGTTTTGTATGAAAATGGTTTCCTCGAGTTACGTTAGGTTTTGTAGTCGAATAAAATATTTGTCCTTGTTCTTTCGAAATAACTAATTCTTTTAATTCACCCCGATTATCTTCTATATGTTTAACATCAAATACAGGATTCATAATATATGATCGAAATGTTGTAAACATATTCAATTCAAATTCACTTTGAAATTTTGGTATTTTGCCTGTTTGAATATATGATAAAAAATTAGTCAACATTTCGGTAACGATGCCTATTGATGACATAACATCAAACTCAACATCAAATCGATGACCTAAAATTATTTCATGAATTTGTTTGCATAAATTTTCTACATATAACAACGATATTGGATTATCTATAACATTAATTTTTTTATCTTGTATTAAAGAATCGCATAGCGTTGCAATAAATGAATTGTAATTTGGTTTACAAAATGGGCCATATATGTTCGGCAGTTTAATTGAAATAAAATTGTTATTTTTTGCCCATTTTGCGAATTGTTCTTTATTGTTTCTACGCCATTTGCCATATACATTATCTGCATCTTCATGAATCGATGATGTATAGATAACCAATGGCTGTGTTTGAATACTATCTAATGCTGAAATTAAATCGGTTGTACTTTGAATATTATTGTTGTATAATTCATTCTCATCTCCGCGATTTTTTTCTGCCATATGGATAATGACGTCGCATTTTTTTAAATTATGCAAATCTGCAAATAAATTCCTTTGCAATTGAATTACTTCAATATCTGTACATTTGTATTTAAAATATACATTTAAATGATATGAAATAAAACCAGATCCATTTAATCCAATAATCATATTGTAATATTATTTTTCTTAAAAAAATTAGCAACATTATTTGTTACATGATATTGTGAACTAAACGGTAACTTTCCATAATCTTCATTACGTTTTTGAAATCCAATTAGATAATAATCTCCAGAATCTTCCGTACGTTGCCATTCTATTTCACTGATCATTTCTTCATGTAGTTTTTCTCCATCTCGAATTGGAATTTTATGAAATGCAATATCTGGTTTGCCGCATGCTTCTGCAATTGCTTTAACTAAATCCATTATGTTTAATGATTCAATTTTTGGTATTGCAATTTTTCCGTGAGAGGTTGGATGATTGTATGCCCATTCTACTAAATTAATAGCTTGATCTAATGTCAATAAAAACCGAGTCATTTTGGTATCAGTGATTGGTAAAGATTCAACACCATCTTCGATCATCTTTTTAAATACTGGAATAATTGATCCGGTTGAATTTAAAACATTTCCATATCTTGCTAATACTACTTTGATATCTGTTTGTTGTTTTGCAAATTCTACATATAATTGTTCTGCAATTGCTTTAGACATACCATATACATTTACCGGCTTACATGCTTTATCTGTTGATATAAAAATTACCGTTTCTATTTTATGTGTACTCTCTTGAATAACATCTAATAAGTTTTGATGTCCATTAATGTTTACTTCAACCGATTCATATGGATTTGCTTGGCATACCCAAACTGTTTTAACTGCTGCAGTGTTGATAACAATTTGTGGTTTGAATTCTTGAAATGATCTAGCAATTGACTGTTTGTCTTTAACATCTCCCAGTTTATATGTCACATTTGGAAATTCTAAACGCATTGCTTCTTGTTTATGTTCATTTCTAGATAACACCATAATATCGTTATTTTGATAGTATCGTCTTACTAAATTGCTGCCCAATGCGCCTGTGCCACCGATAATTAAAATTCTTTTGTTTTTCATATTTCTTCGATCCTTTTTGCTTTATCATCTATTACTAAATCAAAATGTGGTTTTTCGTCTCCGCATTTTAATTCATGAAATTTACATTTCCAATCATTTAATTGTTTCAGCGTAAATTCTTTATAATCTACACCCGAAACTGCACCTCGAGCTGTCCAATATATTATCTTCCATCCCGCATCATATAATGCATTAATTTTATCGATATGATGCTGAATTGGTTGTGCTAAATCATATCGACGAATATCTGGATAATGACATATAGTTTCATCGATATCAACTAATGCAATTTGTTGCGTTTTTGAATATGGGGTTGATTCATAAAATTTCATACGTATATAACATTTTTTACAAAGTTACCACTCGAAAATGGATCTTTTCTAATCTTGCCCTCGTTGATACCGCCATGATTAGATCCATATCGTTTGTTACCTAAAATATATGTTTTTGAAAATCTAGTAGACCATAAGTTCATACCAGTTTCATTTCCAACATTAAGTATTGCTTTTGATTTCAAATACATTTGTTCTCTAATTGATAACTGTAATTGTTTAACTTCTACAACACTGTTTAAATAATTCAATGATGTATCTTGAATAGGACGTTCGCCATAATAAAACCAATTCAATTCATTATCAATAACATCAATTAAAACTTGTTCGTCTGATGTTGTTCCAAAGGTAGATGATACTGAAACATATGCATATGGTTTGTTATTCCAATATGTTTCGATGATATCATTGCCTTTTTTTATTTCGGCATCGTTAAAAAATATATCCGGATTACTATCTTGCATTTCAGAATCTTCAAATTGCCAAAATTTCAACATTTGTTCGACTAATGGTATTTTTGAATTATCTAAATCATATATTCGATAATGATCGTGAAATATTTCTCCGTTATAGCTATCAATAAATGCGTCTACGTATGGATTATTTTTAAAGATGTCTAAGGTTATGTTAGAGCAATCATACACGCCATAGCCCCACGTATTTAGCATCTCGCCAAATATAGAACGCAACATTTTAGGAGACGGAACATATACTTTGCAATTTGGATATTTTTGTTTTAATAAACGTGGCATTGCTGATATTACAGCCCAATCGCCTATACCATGACACGTTCGCATTACAACAAATTCTTGTGCATCAAGATATTCATCGGGAATTGCGTATGCATTGTTTTTATTAAATCCTATTTTGCTAACTTCTCCTAAAGATGAAAGTTGATTGTTATATATTCTAAAAAAATGTGCCATTATAATACAATCTCATTAAAATATCTAACTACGGTTATTTCTTTTGGTTGATTGATAGTTATTGAAGCGCCGCTAAAATATTCTAACATCATTTCGGGAATATTAACTGAAGCTAATGTACTAAAAATTAAACCGCCACCAAATCTAGGATTAATTTCTAAAAAATAATATTGCCCACCTTGTTCCTTTAGTTGGATACACGCCGGGCCTTTTATATTTAAATGCATACATATACGAGCACATTCATTTAAAATTTCATGATTATTAACAATTCGTCCCTTAGTAGATATTCCAGCTTTTGTTTGAATTCGTTCGCGAACAATTCCTGTTAACATATTGGATGCTTCATCACATAATACATCAACTGAATATTCCGGGCCGTCTATAAATGTTTGAATTATAAATCCTTCGTCTACTTTTGGAAATCCGTTATCGATAATCTGAATATTTCTACTACCACTACCTCTAATCGGTTTAATAATTTTTTTACCAGGAAATAATAATTTTGATGTCGACGTTAATGGCAGTTTAAATTTGTCTTTACATAAAGAATAAAATGAATACTTATCTTGACAAATGTCAATTGTTAATTTGCTCGGTATTAACAAATAAACGCCGGTGGCTCTAATTTGATCTTGAAATTTTGCCATCAATGCTACATCAGAATCGCCGGTTTGAAATATTACATTAATATTATACTGATTGATTAATTTAAGCAAAGCAGTTAACCATTCCTGTTCATTTGAACTATCTGGCAATGTTTCTCCTTTTTTTGCTAAAAACAATCCCGCGGCTGTTGGGTCTGAATCTGCAGCAACAATGGCAATATCATCTTTAAATTTACTACATTCTAAAGATTTAATAACACTTATTGCGGCAGGTCCTCCCGCATGCGTAACTAATATTCGAAACAATTTCATATATTCTTATTATGTATATTTTTTAAATAGATTCCAAGTGTTTTAATAAGTTACTAGGCTTATATGTTGCATTATGTTTTAACATTATATCTTCTTGATTATAATCATATACGCTTTCTAGATCGATTAAACTATATTGACCATTTTCCAATTGAATTATATTCTGGGGAACTAAATCATAGTAAATTTTATTTCGTTTTTTGCAATTATCTAAAACAGCTTTCATAAAATGCGTTGGAATTTTATCAAAATCAAAATCATTATCTGCAATAGTTTTGCCCTCTTTCATAACATAACCAATTAAGACATTACCATCATAAATTAATTTATCTAAAGCCGGTACTACTCCATTAAAAAGTCCTGATTCTATTGCATTTTGAAAATTTTGTAATCTACAATATTCTGGGTGAAATATTTTGATAAATGTTTTTGATACTGCATCGTAGTAAATAGTACGGCCGTGATTAATGCCGTCTACTATGCGATTATATTTATCTTTTATTAGTTTGAAGTTTTGAAATTCTAAATCAATCAATTGAACTTTATCAACATATGTAACGCCCCATTTATAAAACTCAATATTGAATGGATATCCCTTGTGGCTGCCAGATTCGAAAAACATTTTAATATTGTTCCAATCATTAACATCCCTATTAGAATTAGTTATATTTTTTCTTGAAAAATAAAATCTAGGTTCTAGAAATTTATAACCATTTATTTCTATACAATAATTTTGTAAAATATCATCATCACTCGTTGCACCGAATTTCATAAATTTGGCATAATCTTTTGGAAATACTTCTACATTATCGGGAAACTTAATATTTTGCTCTCTGAGTTTAGATGATATGATTATATCTAAATCATCATTATCTCGAATACCCATTGCACTTAATATTGAACTTTGCGTTAAACAATATTCATTTTTATCTATTCCCAATTCATCTAATTGTTTTAATAGATGTATTTTTGAAGTTACTGGTTTGACTCGATGAACTCCGTCTATTTTTGTAGGAGTATCATATATCTTTGATGTTTCAATATAAAATGGAATATATTTTTCTCCTCGAACAAGTCGGCCAATCATTGCATACGCTCGATGATAACTATGTTTTATAAATCCATTATCAAATTCAACTGGATTTTCTTTAAGAAACGTTTCAATTTCCGAATCAGTCATACTGTCTAAAGAGTTGTAATATTCTTCAGTCATTTTATCCCAACCCAAATCATGATGATTTGCAACATTTTTACGAAATCCAGCAATCATACAGTTATAATATTGCCAATTATTTGGTTCTAGATTTGGCTTACTGGCAGTTTTCCAATAGTTAACTATCTCTCGTACTGTTTTTAGTTTACCATTAAGATTTAATATTTGTTTACTAATTCCACCATTCGCTACTTCCATATTCATGAAGTATTCTGAACTAATAGGACTATATTTAGGCAGTTCCTGTACAGATACATTTAATTCATTATATGTTCGTTCTAACCAATATGCAACGTGCCTAGGATTCTGTGGTATTGCATTAAAATGATATACCCATCCAGCATTTATAAAATGTAATTCATCGGTAAACCATGAGTGACCTGGAATATGTAATAAATTTTTTCGAAACAAATCTTGCAGATTATAGCATTCTGGTAAATAATTAACATCAACATTGAATAACTGTGTTAAATAATTAATAATAGTCTGATCCGTACCGGCTTTAATTTGTTCGTTTAATTGATTAATAGTTTCAATATGTTGTAAATAGAAATTTTTAACTTTATCATAAAACGGTTTATGTGCTTTATTTGTTATTTGAAACCCCCCATTAAAATATTTCCATGTTTTAATTTTAGGCTGATCTGGAAATAATGCATCTCCCCATCTTTGAATACTTCTTGTTGTCCATTCATAACATCCATTATTTACTACTACACTAAACTTTCCATTAGTTTCATTAAAAAAATTAGGAGCATCTGGATGTATAATAGTATCAGCATCTACAATTAAAACTTGGTCGTATTCAATTCCATTATGTTCTAATATATCATGTACCCAATATCGCTGTAATGTGACTTTAAGATAGTTTGGATCGGATATAACATCTTTCCATTCAATTAATGTAACATTGTTTCGATCGCACCATGTTTGCCAACTTTTAACCGAATAATGATATGGTTGATTTCTATCATTACCTAAATCTACATTAGGTATAAAAACTATATTTTTCATGAATTTTGTTTTACTCCATCAAATTCGGATATAATTACTTCATTCGGAATGTAACATTTTAATTCTGCAAATCTTGCCATCCCGTTATTAAAATCATAATATCCTTCGTAACAATTTGGTTTTCGTTTATCTCGAATTGGTATGTCATGAACACATTGATCAATGTTCAGAATAAATTCAGTTAAACGATCTCGATACCATGGTGTTTTATACACGGCATCGGTACTTAATCTTTTATGTGGTGCATGTTTACCTAAATATGAATATCCATATTTTAATTTTTTATATCCAGGTGATTTATTTGTATTATATGGGGTGTATCCATCAATATATTCTTGTAGTAGATATTTTTCTAGCTTTGTTAATAACATGTAGTCATAATCTAATTCAACAAATTCATAAATACGATTATATACCTGGTCTTTAGATACATGTATTTGCGTATCTTCACATAAAAAAATCACATATGGAGTTGTTACTTGATTAACTAATGATAACGTAACAGGTGCCCATTCTTCTGATAAATCATTATAAAAATTTAATTTTGAAATATGTTTTTTATATAATGAGTAAACTTCTTCTAAATTAATTGTTGAATTATAATTTACAAAAAATTCAACATCACTAAAAACTTTTCCAATCGTTGGTAGTTGTTTTTGTAATACCTGCAACCGTTCTGGCTTAGTACATATAAAATTCTGAACTATCGAAATCATTTGTTATACACCTTTTGCCAAAATTCGATCATTTCATCCATCATTTTTTCAAATGTATATGTCGGAGTCCAACCTAATTCTGTTTTAATTTTTGTACAATCTCCTTTGAGATACGGTAACTCTTCTGGACGTAAAAACTTTTGATTCTGTATCACATAATCTCTATAATCTAATCTCAACTTACCAAACACATACTCACACATATCTCGTACCGATCTAGTTTCCTCAGTCGCAACAACCCAATCACCTGGTTTATCTTGTTGTAGAATGAGATGCATTGCTCTTACATAATCGTAAGAATGTCCCCAATCACGATAAGCATCCATATTACCTAATTCCAATTTATCTTGCAATCCTAAACTAATTAAAACTGCGGCTTTGACAACTTTATTTGTTACGAAATTAGAACCACGTCTAGGTGACTCATGATTAAATAGAATACCATTAGATGCATGTAAGTTATATGCGTTTCTATAATTTCGTACAATATTATATGCAAATACTTTACTACATCCATATGGCGACACTGGAGTCATTGGTGTTGTTTCTCGTTGAAATCCATCGGCGTCTACAGAACTGCCAAACATCTCAGATGATGATGCTTGATAAAATTTTGCTATTGGACATGCATTTCTATAAGCTTCCAATATATTCAGAACCCCCAATCCATTTGTTTGAATTGTAAATTGAGGTATGTCAAAACTAATACGAACATGGCTTTGAGCTGCAAGATTATAAATTTCATCTGGTTGTATTTTTGCTAATAAATGTTCTAAGCTACTTTGATCTAATAAATCGCCGTAATATGTATAAATTGTATCGTCTAGATGTGATATTCTAGATTCTTGATGTTCTGGAGTAGAATTTCTTCTTACAATTCCATGGACTTCATATCCAATTGAATGTAAATATTCTGCTAAATATGAACCATCTTGTCCGGCGATTCCTGTGATAAACGCTTTTTTTTTCATTTAAAAATTTCCATTTGTGTTAAATCGGGCCAATCAGTTGAAACCCATTGTTTTGGTTTTGTTTGTATTGCTGTATCTAATTTGTCTAAACCCAATTGAGCGGTTTCTGGTGTCATATAGTAATGATATCCGTATGTTTGAACATTTTGTACTCGCCATGGAATATTCGGCAGTCTACCATCATATGACATTTTTTTTAACTGTATAGCTGCAGCTTTGTTATCAGTTAATATCATTCCACCGCGTCCTAAACTTAAATGTTTTTGATATTGAAATGATAAACTCATATATGTCCGTGGGATGTAACTATCTGCAGACCACAAAACTGCTGCATCAATAACAGAATCTGTTAAATAATAGTAATCAACCCAATCTTCTGTTCGCCATTCCAAATCAATTAATAATTTATTTGCTAAAAATGGAATTGATAAATATGTATTTTTTGGAACACTTATACTATCTGCATTTGTATATCGCAGACATAATTCAACACCGTGAGTACAAGAATCAACTGCAATCGCATATGGAGCTCCAAAAAACTTAGCAATGCTATTTTCAAAATCCGTTACGGTATTAAAATTCATTTTGTTGCCTCCACATTCAAACTAATTAATAATCCATTTTCTTTATCCATATGTGGATAATATGCTTGAGAATGATCATCATATTGTGCATGATCTGTCTTTTTCCAATTATAATGAATTATATTGTAAAATCCTAATGATTCTAATAATTCCTTTAAAGAGTTAAAATCATATACTGTTTTATGGTAAATGGTTGCATTGCCCATGGGCATTTGACCGAATAATGGTCCTAATATTTTATTTATATCATTCGTATCTTGATATACCCACATTAATTTTAAGAAATCTGGAACTGCTAATCTTAATGTTCCGCTGGGACGTAAAACGCGATACCATTCTTGCAATACCGTTTTTATTTCTGTTCTATCAAAATATTCTATAACATGTGATGCGTAAATAACATCAACAATTCCATCATTAAATGGTAATTTTGTTATATCATTAAATTGTAAATGTGAATAATCTCCGCCGTCAATATGAATCCAATCTGAACCGAAGTCGCGCCATCCGCAGCCTAAATGTAATTTAATCGTTTGCATATAATGTAATTAAATTTAATTTTATATTTTCTTTTTCCCAAGCAACATCGGCATAAGCAAATCCCAATGATTGTAATTTATTTATTAGATCATTATGTTGATCACTCGTTATATTAGTTATTTTACCTAAATGAAATTCTACAAATAAATCATTAATATATTCTAAACAATTGTTAGATAACATATGGTTTAATAATTCATATTCAGCACCTTCTATATCAATTTTTAAAATAATATAATCATCCTTATCAAAATTATCTGTAATAAATTTACATACATCTAAACACTCCGTTTCGATAAATCGATCTTGTTTAATATTGGTAATTTTAGATGAATTGATGGTACTAGCAAATGATTCACTACCTAAATAAAATTTTACAACGCCATCGCGAATCCAAGCAGCTTTTTTATAAAAATTAACACCATTAAAATTTTTAAATGATTTAAAATTACTTGGATCTGGTTCAAATGCATGAATCTCATATTCAGCCGAATCTGGTATTAAATCATAAAAAAATTTAACTGATTGTCCTTTGTTAAATCCTAAATCTATAAAAATTTTTTTCATATAAATGTTTTATCTAATTGTTGACCTTCATATGGTCCTGTTTTATATTCATATACTAATGTATTATCTTCTAAAATTTCATACGTATGACCACCTTGCAATGTAAATGAAGCATCACCTGTATATAATATTGGAGTTGCAATAATTTGATCATCGATATCATAAAAAATGCATTTTACACTTCCATGAATTACAATCCAACTTTCCTGAGCAATTATATTACGATTACGTTCTTTCCATATATGTTTATGTGGAGCAAATGTTTTACCCTTTTCCATATTGAGCAAAGAACATTGTATAAATTGATTGTCTGGAACTACTTCAGTTCTACCCGGACTTAAATCTTCTTTTCGTACTATTATATGTAATAATATATCTGAATCAATATTACTATAAATTTTTTCCATTATAACGTTTCGTAATATGAATTTTGTTTTTCTTGTCGTTCGATTGTCTTTGGATGATATAAAGAATAATCTTCTTCCATTGGTAGCTGTGCATATTGCTTGAATCCTGTTAATACTTCATGTACTCGATTCTTCCAGGTAACTGTACCATCGTTACGATATATTCTCCACTGATAATCCGGCCAATTCACCCATCCTTCGGAATTTACATTCCAATTCCATTTCATTGCGTGTTCCTCAGTTAATCCATCAACTGTATTAACGCGTGGCACTAAATACACATCAACATCTGGATTGCTTTGTAATATTGTTGGCAATGATTCTAATATCGGAGTGCATGGAATTTCGTCAGCGTCAATTTGAAAAATATAATCACCGGTGCATTGTTGTGTTAAATGATTTTTAAATGCAGCAAAATCATTGTTTAGTGGATAAAATATAACTCGTACGTTGCCTTGCTCATTATGTTTCATAATATATCCAAAGACCTCACGTTTATCTTGTGTTTGCGTATTCAATTCATCTAGATTCAAATCCATTTGAACTACAATCTCATCTTGCGGTCTTTTATGTTCTAAAAGAAATGTAATGAGTCTTTGTATTTCAACGAACTCATTGCATACCGTCAGTGCGTAACTTATTTTCATGCTTCAATCTTTTTTAATTTTGGCAATGTAATCTTTGGAGCTTCAGTTTCGACCCGTTTCAGTTTAGGAAGTTGAAGTTGAATTTGTTGTGGAACTGATTGCAATGATGAATCAACATGTTCTAATACTTGTTTATATGTTTCTGCAATTGCAGTTTTTGTAAATGTGCTATTAACAAAATATCGTTGACGTTTTGCTAAATCCATCCATTTTTTATAATTTTTGCGAACTTCTTGCATCATCTTTCCAGCATATTTATAATCTGGAGTAAACCATTTAGCTTCTTTAATTAAAAATGGATTCTGTGCAGATGCATGAATTGGAGTCAATCCTCCTGGCAATGCACAAATAAAATCTTTCTTTAAAAAGTCGGCTTGTCCAGAATAATGTGGAGCTATAATTGGTTTACCTGTAGTTGAGAATTCTAATAATGGTCTACCAAATCCTTCTGCTTTAGTAAATGATATCATGGCTTTAACTTTAGGATGATTGTACATGGCATTCATTTCAAAATCTGCTAATTCTCCATGCACAAGATACACATTGGGAAGTTTAGCCGATCCAAAGTTTTCTCGAATCTGCAAAATACGTGATTCAATTTCCATTCTATCCATGATGCTATACGTAGCACCACTTGTTTTTAATATGAGAGCTGGTTGATCTTTAGTGTTTTTAAATGTATCAAAGAAGCAGTGTACTAATCCAGAAAGATTCTTTCGGTCTTCACCTAATGATCCTTGCAACCAATGTCCTACCGATAAGAATGCCCAAGATTCTTTAATTTCATCTAGCAGCGGAAACGGAATATCTGCTTTGTTGTTATATACAACTTCATTGAAATATTCTGGTACAACTTCTATTCGTGTTGTTAGTGGTAAATTTTGTTGTTTTGCGGTATTTTCAAATACTTCTTTAGTAAAGTTACTAGGAACTATTACCAATTGCATTTTATTTAAATTTTCAATCCATTCTTTAGGACATACATCGCCTTCTGTTCCTGCAGTCACTCCTATATTATATTTGCCAACCGGTTGCAATTCATTAGGAACTGATATTTGCACCCAAACATCTGGTTGTTCTGTTAATGGTAACGGAATAATTCTTCGCATCCATTCCGGAGATAACGGATATGTCATTGGAGTTCCGCCCCACGGCAATGAAACTAATTTAACATCCCATGAATCTCCTCGTTGTTCTATAATATTGCTAATTACTTCTCGTGCATGATGCCCGTAACCGCTTTGTGTTGCTACGGGACTTGCTATAACTATTTTTCTCATTGTGCTACTATTCCTGTTCGTTCATAAACTCGTTCTTCTACTCGATGCAATGTGTATGATGGTCTTGATTCTTTTTTAATTGAAAATAAATAGTTAAACATTTCAATCATTTTGTTACCCATCGATTCTGCAGTCAATCCGTATTGCATGCACCATACTCTTCCGCAAATTCCAGATGACTCTCTCACTTCAGGATCCATATCATACCAATAACGAATTGCATCGGCTACATCTTCAAAACTTACTCGATCATCAAAGATATATGGTGTTGCTGGTGATCCTTGTAATGATCTATTGGTTGGAAATACTGGTTTTGCCCAACTTCCATGTTTCTTAAACTTACCGGTATGATTTGTTGCAAATTCACCATTGAAACGAATCCATTCTCCATTTTCATCTTGAAAACCACATTGATCTTGCAATCCACCAGTTACATTGTTAATTATTGGAGTACCTGATAGCATCGCTTCGGTTGAACTTAATCCCCATCCTTCGTTGCTACCAATATTAACTACAACATCAGCTACATTGTACATTGCATTAAGATCTTGTGAAGATAATTTTTGTTCTGAAAACAATATTTTACAATTTGGTGCTAATGCCTTTGCTACTGCACGAAGATCCGTTCCATTTTCATCAATTGCTTGAGTATGCATTAATAATGCAACACGACTCTGTTGTTCTGCTGGTAACTGATCTACAAAATGTTTGAATGCAATAACTAAATCACCTGGTTGCTTCCTTCTAATATTTCGATTGTTCCAAAATACTACAAAATCTACGCCGTTACGTGTTTTAATGCGTTCATACATTTGCTTGTATGTTTCATCGGTTTTTGGTAACGGCTTAAACATGTTGTGATTCAATCCGTGCGGCACAAATCCGGTAACTACTTGATTCCATTTAAGATCTGCAGGAGCTGAATCTCCATCATCATAATCTACAACCCCAAATCCGTTCTGTTTAAGCACTTCTCTGTGAATATTATCAGATTGCTTACTAATGCCCATAATCATATCACAACTGCCGTAAAAAGGGGCGTTCCACATTGGATACGGCAAATCATCCCAAATAGAATAATACGTAATTGGAACACCAAACGTTGTTTTAATTTCATGTTCTAGTTGATACAACCAAGTCCAGTAACGAGGATCTGTAAAGTGAAGAATTGCATCGGGACGTTCTTGATTCAAAATTGCAAACAAGATGTTTCTGTCTCCATATCCATTCCATGGAATCAATTTAACTGACGCATCTTGTATGCCAGTTTCTCGAGCAATTTCTTGAGACAAATCAAATGCTTTGCCGGCATCTGGATGATTGATTGCTGCACCTAATTGCACCCAATCAAATTCCTTAACGGTGTTTAAAATAATTTCTTTGCTAACTGTTCCAATTCCAGATGGAAGACGGAAATCATCTGCTAATAATAGAATTTTCTTTTTTGCAGGACGGTTAGGATCAATTTTTCTTAATTTTGGTAACTCCATTTATTATTCCTTATAACTTTATTATAAATATGATTAACCTAATATTACTACCGGTTTTTCTAGTTTCTTTACGGTATTGTATGCTGTCTTTAAAACTGGATCTAATGCAGTTTCATTGGTCATAATCATCATGTAATCGCAATGCTGTGCAATGAGTTTCATGCGATGATGAAGTTGGCTGAAATGATATGGTTTGCCGTAATATGTTTCTGGCATTGCTGAGTATAAATTATATCCAGAAAATGACGGATTGAATTCTCGATACTGCATACCAAATTCTAATGCATATTTTCTAACCATGCTGTTAGCACCTTCATTTCCTCCGGCACCTATGACCGTTAACTCTTCTGGAAACTTGCGTTTCAACATTTGCAAAGTTTCTTGCACTTTGCGTTTATTCTGCCAACCAGTATTTCCAATTACTGCTACTTTTGTCATATTGTTTTCTCGTATAAGAATTTGACACCTTTTGGCATATGACCGTATGCAATTCGAAGCATACCTTCTAACAAGGCTCTATTTTCTTTACCGTTAGGATCATCATGATTTGTTAGCAATGTATATTCACACTTCTGCCATCCAACATATGGAGCACGTTTTTGTATTTCAAATCCGTATACAAAAGTATGTTTATGTTTATATGCTATCATACTACTATTATAATGATTTATCCGTACGAATCCTATTTTCTCGGGGACAATTTACATAATCAGTTTTAAATGGACAATACTTGCAATTCTTATCACCTTTGCCAGCAACAGCTTCATATTGTCTATCTGCTAACTTGTTGCCGTCTGCATCAAAGCAATGATCAATAAAATTGTCAATATGTTTTTGTACTTTGCGTTGAGTTACTGTGCCTGCTGCAGGTCGTAACAATTGGATGCGTTTCTGAGGAAACATTGATTCTTCAACAAGTTTGCGTTTAACTATGAAAAACTCAACTACAATGTTTTCTTTAGGGACGCCAAACTGACGTGAAAAATAATTCTTATAGGCAACTAGTTGTGCCATTTTCAAAGAATCTGACTTTTGATATTTATTCCAACCACTTCGGCTTGTTTTGATATCGTATATATGAATTGTATTGGTAGGTACATGACGCAAAACTAAATCAATAAAGCCGTACCAATATACCGAAGAATTTGTCTCTGATGCCGGTTCGCAAAGTTCTAATTCAATTCCAACCAATTCCCAATCCTTTGTCGAGAAGTATTGTTTGCGACGTTTCTTGAACCAATCTAATATAGCAACACCATCTTCTAAATATTCTGCCATTTGCAACGGATTGGAAAAATGTTCTCCGTTAGATTCATCAACACGTCGTTTGTATTCTTCTCGAAGCTTGTTTGTTAGAATGCTACGGAAATCCAATGCATCTGCACGTTTAACTGAATCTGTATACATTACGGTTAAATAATGTTGCAATGTTTCGTGAAAAGCCGTACCAAAGCAAGTTTCTATGCTAGATTGAAATGGAGCTAATCCATCAATATATGCAAGTTTCCATGACAACGGACAACGTTCAAACATGGACCATTGTGAATAAGATATCTTACGAGGAACTGATGTAGCATCACGTAATGATAACGTATAGATAGGATTAATATAGTTTCCAGATTTCATACATATAATATATGAAATTATTTTGTAAGATCCAAATAATGTTGCCGTTGTTCTTGCAGATAAATATCAATTAAATCTTTTGTTTTGTTAAGATCTTGTTCAAATGTACCTTTATGTCGGCATCTTACAATGCGTTTAATGATATCAAATTCATAGCTATTAAGTGACCACTCTTCTGCAAATTTATACAAGCTATCTTTACCTCTGTAGTGTGATTGTGTGTTTACGCTCATTTCTTAACTCCTTTGATCATTGTTTTTATTTCACGTTCAGCATAACCGTATAATGACAGAAGACGGGTGCATTGTTCTTGATTTAATAATTCGGCGTAGTCGATTGCTTCGGATTTGCTTACTTGATAATGTTCTGCAATCTGATCAATCAATTTGTCTGAATATTTATCGTCTTTTTTACCTTTAACATACTTTGCAAAACCTTTGCTTGTTGGTAGTATTTCATGATAAAGGCGATATGTTTCTCTAGGTCGTAACAATCCTATTGTATATGTTTGTAACTCATTAACAAGTTCTATCAGATCCTGCCGCATTGATAGCCATCGATTCACAATAAATGGAGAAAACTTTGCCTGATCTGTTTCAGACCATTTACGCCATTCTTTCTTTTTGTGTGTGACTCCATCAATAAAATCAAAAATTGTTGCACCCTTTTTTTCTTCTGCCATGTTTATAGTTTATATTTCTGCTTGTATTTTTCTTCAAATAATTCACCCATACCAATTTCTAAAATAACTGCTGCATCTGGTATGCCTGGTATTTTACGTTCTAACACATCATCAATGCTTTTGTTTCTCAATGTTTTCATTTTTATTTTTGCATTGCTACGAGCTGATGTTTTGAAAACTAATGTTACATCAGCTTTATGATATGGCACCGACATTATTTTTTCAATTTAATTGGTTGAAACTCTTCCGGAATAGCACCACAATCATCGCATCTAAATACCGGTACTGGTACCATTGTATCTTTGTCTCCGCCTGTTAGAAACTTTGACACTTTGTTAATTGCCATTACCTGACGAAAATACAATCCGTCACATTCTTTGCATTGTATCGGTTGCATATCATTAGGACCGATATTTACATTTAATTTATTACTCATATTTCTCCTAAAATATTTACAAACATTGCCATTGCATTGATTTCTTTGTCTACTACACTAGCATCTTTAAATTGCGACTCTGCAATAATCAATATTACCGGTGCAATATGGCCGTGAGCAAATTCATCTAAGTTATCATATAGAAATGTATACAATGGCGTAAAATCTCGCACTTTGCTATCCGCAATAATTTGACGAATTTTAGTAAATGCTGCCTTTTTATCTTTGCTATTACGCAGAACATCCAAAATTTCCGTCATGTAATTGGCTTGTATGCTACTTGTTTTGTCTAATTGCAATACTCCGTTAACTACGGATGCTTGTGCTGCATTAATTGCACGACGAATATCTGGATAAGATGCATTAATGATTGCTGCTACGTCTTTGATGTCATATCGTATTTCATTTTCTTCAAGTACTTGCACTAATCGCTTTGCTACATCCGTTTTATTGGGTGGAGTTATTGCAAATGTCTGACAACGAGATTGAATTGGGTCAATAATCTTTTCAACATAATTACATGTTAAAATGAATCGTGTTGTTTTGCTATAAGTCTCCATTAAATTGCGAAGTGCGGCTTGAGCATTAGGTGTCAAGTAATCTGCTTCATCTAAAATAATGATTTTCCAACGACGAAATCCAACTGTAGATGCATATCTTTTAATTTTATCTCTAACAGCATCCACCGAGTTTTCATCCGATGCATTTATATACATAACATCGGCGTCCACACTAGAGGCAATGATTTTTGCCAACGTGGTCTTCCCAGTTCCAGCTGTGCCATAAAATAACAAGTGAGGAACGTCGCCATTAGCAATAAATATGCCAACTTTTTCAATGATATGTTCATTTCCTATATATCCTTCTAATGTATCTGGGCGAAACGATTCTACCCAGAGTGTATTTTCTGTGTTTCCGTACATACTTAAATACCTGTTGATCCAAATCCTTTGTCACCTCGTTTAGTTCCGGATAATGCTCCGGTAGGCAACCATTCTATATGTTCTACTTTGCAAAGAACCATTTGAGCTATTCGATCTCCTTTTTCAAATTCAACAGCTCTAGGACCATGATTAATTAAAATAACTCCTATTTCTCCTCTATAATCACAATCAATAGTGCCTGGAGAATTCAATACAGTGATTCCATGTTTCAATGCCAATCCGCTTCTTGGTCTAATTTGTATTTCATATCCTTGCGGAATTTCTACATATAATCCGGTGTTAACTAGAATTCTAGTACCCGAATCCAAAAATATGTCCTCGTTGCAACAAATATCTAAACCTGCGGATCCCGGAGTCTTATACTGCGGGATCGGATTATTGGATGTGTTTTTTACTGGTACTATCATAACAATTAATTCTGTAACATTACTAACCAATATGTTGAATCAAAATCATTTCCAACAAAATCTATACGAGCTAATCCATCTGGTGATACATGCAACTGACCAGCATCTCCTCGATTTGCTACAAGTACTTCTTTCAATTTATCTGCAGAGAAACAAACTGGATCCATATCTGCACCTGGAGTATTGCCTACTTCAAATGTGATGTTGTCTGCATTTACGGTACTATAATTAATAATAAAACGAATTACACCACCTTTAACTTGAACTGCAAAGTTTTTAGCATCAGGCAAAGCATTTTTTGCTTTGATAAATTTAGTAATAAACTCATCATTAACTGGAATTTGAATTTGATAATCAGGCTCTGCATTGATTGCAGGTACTGCTGGAATGACAGTGGTATCAGCTAACATAAAGGTTGCTTCAGTTTTTCCTTCGCTGATTTTCATTGCATAGTTTTTACCTGCAGAATCTTTAACATCAATTTCAATATTTTCACCTAGTGCTGATAACATTTTAATTAAGGCGCCTGTATGATTGATTCCTAATTCGCCTTTCATGAAAGGAGTCGTTTTCCATTGAATTTTACCTACAACGGTTTGATCAATATCAATTAATTCACATCCGATTCCTTCGGCATTTTCTTTTAGTTTAACTGCCTCGCAATTACCAGCAAGATAATAACGATTAATTAATGATTGTAATTTGCTTTTTTCCATTTTTATCCTGATTAAAATTTAAAGAATTTATTAAAGTTTTCTGCATCGGTAGTTGAAATTGAATCACCTCCGAATTTTTTATATGTTTTAATATACTTTTCGTATACTTGTGGTGCTGCATCTGGATCTGCAAACATTTCATGCAATGATAAAATCACATCATATAAATCTTTAGGAACTACTGTTTCTAACAATTCAACGTGACTATCAACTAATTGATTTATTTCTTTTGCAGCATTCACATACAAATGGGTATTATGAACAACCATTCTAGGCATAGCTTCTTGTGAATATCTATCTAATCCAGCATCCGTCTTACCGCCGAGATATTCATATGTAAAATCAGCACAAGCTGGACATCCTAATTGACAAGGTACATGTTGTGTCAAATCAATTCCAGTTACATCACCCGTTTTGCCTTGTTTGATATGTGACTTACGTCGATACTCAGCATTCTTTGGAAAATACAATTCAGAGAATGTTTGTGTCTTGAAATTTGTTGAATGAAGATACGTTCCAAATACTGGATATTGTCCTGGTGATGATGAATCCGTTGTTACTGTAATTCTTCCTCCGTAATGTTTATTCATTAATTTTTGCATTGTTGCTAAAATAAAGAAATCGGAAATTTTACTAATTCCTAACAAGTGAAGATATTCATTACGAGTTTTTTCAAATTCTCCTTCTTTAAGCATTAATGATAATGCAAACATGAAATCAACTAATTTTTGTGGACCACCAATCGCCCATCCTTGAAAATCAAAATGCTTGAATTTATGATACCACCATGTATATTCCTCAGCATTCGATCCTTGCAACATATTCAAAAACTTAGTCTTACCGCTTTGATGTTTTTCAAACCAAGCAAAGTTATCATAACTAATATCTGCACATGTTGCAAATTGATTTCTATATTTAGTTTTAGGTGGTATATCTAAATTTGCTGCAACATCGCTGTTTGCTTCTAACCAATGAAAAATCTTTTCACGAAGTTCATTACTATACGGCAAAGCACCAGTTGCAATCTGATATCCTCCAGAATCTCCAAATACTAATACATCTTTTTCTAATCCTAGTTGATCTCGAAAATCCATTTTTTTGTAATGATGTCCTGCCGTAATCAAAAAGTATGGATGTCTCCAATCTTCTGGATAACGAGAGTCAAAAAACTTTACAGGGTCACCATTTGAAAATTTCATATCTTTCTTAAATGCAGAAACCATAGATCCTGCAGATAATGATGGAAAGTATATGAATCTTTTAGCTTCGCTCATTGTATTCCTTTAGTTTATTAATTAATTTTGTTGCTGAAAAAAAGTTTTTATGTAATGCTGTAACCAGTTGATTAATATTAGTTGTTATATCAGCATTTTCATATTCTAATATTGCTTGAACCACATCATCTATACTATTCGCACGTTTAAACATCGGCGAATACATTTCAGTGTATGATAATCTATCTGGCACAATCGGACATGCTCCTGCACAAGCTGATTCATACATTGATATACCTAATGTTTCTTGATCTGCAAATGATACTGCAAACTTAGCTCGTCGAAGCAATTCATGATATTCTGGTTTAGTTAAATTCATTTCCATTGCTACACAGAATTGATAATGTGCTAATTCTGGACGAGCTGCTAATTCTTGAAATAAGTCTAATCGTTTCTCAGGAGCTATACGGTGCGGAAACACTATGATGTTTTCTTTTTCTGCCCAAGCTTTTGGTTGAATTATATTTTTGGTATATTCCATTGGCCAGCCCGTACGATGAAATGTTAAATTGAATGATATATCATATGTTTTACTCATTAAATCAAAGTGAGCTTGTGTTGCTAACCAATTGAAATCAAATGCAGATATAAATGATTGTTCTGCGTGTCGTATCCACGATTTTCCTCCTACGAGACGACCTAAAAAATCATTTGGATCATATGACCCCGCGTGCCATAGTCCGTGCGTTACAACGGGAATATTTAGGAGTTCGCTCATGTATTTTACATTGATAATACCCGGATGCCATGCATCTGTAAAAATAATATGATCTCCTGGCTGAATATGTCCTCGGGTAAACATGTAACTTAAAGAATGAACTTGCTTTGCTTTATACATGTTAGTACCACCAAAATTTAAGAATGCACCTGGAGTGGTTGCTTCTGGAATATTCAAATCTCCCTCTACAACAATTACTTCAAATCCAGCTTCTTCTAATAATTTTGGTACATGAGTCTTCCATTCGCAGGTATAACGAGTTGGTACTGATTCTATGTCAACTAAAAATATTCTCATCTTATCTTTCAATTATCGCTCCATTTTCCCAATCTTCCCAAACTTCTACTTTGTATAATTCTGGAAATTGATCTAATAAAAATTCTCCAATAGCTTCGCATGACATTGCACCAAATTCTAGTACATTATATGCATCTTTTTCGAAATACATATGAAGATTTCGTTTTATCTCTCGATTTAATAAAATAAATTCTTTGTCTCGATCCGTATGCGTTACATGTGCATAACATCGAAATCCAAACATGTGTCGATGTCTATCCGATAAGAATGCTACTTCCGGGAACACATCTTTAGCAGCGGGCCAACAATGAAACCCTTCAATACTAAATGTTACTACTACGCTGTACTTCATCTGCAATTAATTGTTTATATTTAGTTGTAGACCAACCATGTGATCTATCAATGTAATGAATAAGAGTACCTAAATCTTTACCGGTAAAATCTTTTCCAATGTAATCATCTCCTAGGAAACGAATATCCGGATCAATACCTTTAATAAATTCATAAAGTATTTTTTCCGTAGAATACGTTATAACTTCATCAATCATTTCTAATGAAAGCAACATTTCTTTACGTTCGGCTACTGATAAGATAGGTTTCATTTTTTCTGGACGTTCGATACTAGGATCTTCATGTAACAATACAATCAACCTAGTACAATGTTTTTTACATTCATTAAACATCTTAATATAACCTGGATGTATTACATCAAAGTTACCAGCAATTACTCCTATTTTCATTGTCTATCGAATTTATAATCATCTGGAGTTACTTGTTGCATATTATGCACTGTGGTACAATACAATGAATAATCTGCATACACAACTTTAATACTATCTGTTTTCTTTAGCAATCCAGCATCTTTACAATCCAACATTAATAAGATGTGAGCTCGAATTCTAATCATTGGTGGTATCTTTTCTAACATACCAGGAGTAACTTCTAATGTTACAAAACTAGTATCAGAAATCATTCTGAATACCATATCCCATCGCTCTTGTTCAATTAACTGCTGTGTAGCTCCGGAACAAAAATAAACATGTGCTATTTTATTTGCTACAATTTTATCTAATGCCTTTACATCAGCAATAAATAAAGTTTCAATATCGGTAAAGCGACCTTCTACTTCTTTACCATACCAATGAGTTCTATAACCAATCATACCATATTATAATAAAATAATTGCTATTTTCCAAATGAAAAGAATCGATTTGCATTATTATTCTCCGGTAATGCGCCCCATCCCATTGCAGAATAAAAATCATCAAACTTATTGCTTAACTCACTTGAAAACATTTTGTTATGATCAATATACTGTTCTGCAAAGGCTACAATCTCTGGTGGGTCTTGATAACCTCGTAATGCTATAGTTTCAAAGCCATATGGATTGTTAAGCAAGTAACCCCATTTAATTTTTTCTCCATCTGATATAGGTAACACATCTGTATTTAATTGTGTTAACATATCATTGAAATTGATTGCAGCTTTAACGTGTGCAGTGGATCCTTTGATATATCCAGAAAATGGTTTTCGGCCTTTGATATATTTTGACAATTCTTTAACACTTGAATTCTTCATAATATTCAATACTTCTGATTTTTTAATATTACTTTTGAAATCATGTATCAATGTAGAAGTTGTTTGCTTGTCTTTGCCTTTAAGAATAAACCACAATGTTTCTTTCATGATCTTTTTAAAGTCAGCCGGAAAACTTGATCTTACAACATCTAATCCTTTTATATCCAATTTATCTGTAGGTTTTCCTTCTTTGAAAATAACCCATTGTGCATATCGTTTCTTTGCAATCCATAAACCAGATTTTGCAATGTATTCCTGCTTAATTTGGAATCTATGTTTTTCGGTATTATGAAATACTTTTGCATATTGATTATACATTGTATTAACAGTGCCTTGAATCTCAGATGCAATTGCATTTGTTTGTTCAATCATGAATTGTTCATCTTCAACATCGCATCCTGGAAATCTATGTTTGATTAAAGGTTCGCTGCTACAAAAGGTTGAATCTGTATCCGTGTAAAATGCAAACTCTGCTTTATCTCCAGATGCATTAACAAAATGATCCGTGCCTAATTCTCGTTGATATTGATTATTAATAACACGACCAGAAAATTTAATTATGCTTTGCCCTACTGCTGTAATAGCACCTGCATTATCTAGATCATGAAAACGAAATGTTTTTAATCCTAATACTCCATAAAATGAATTGAGCAATACTTTTTGCGTTAACTGCAATGCATCATAGAATTTATACTCCTCAGTACCTACTGCAAATGTATCTCGTTTGTCTTTGAATATTACACGTTCATCAAACCATTTTTCAAGAATCGTTGGAAGAAATCCGCGTTGATCATTTCTATAGACTGTACCGTTACTTGCAATACTGTAATTATTTTCAACTAACCAAGATCTAATATCTGGAATTGTTTTTCCATTCATCGTGACCTGAGTTGCTTCGTCTCGCATCATACATTCCTGATTCCAATTTGATACAACTCCAATTTTTGTTTCTGGAGATATATTCAATGTCATGATGATACTAGGATACAATGATGTTAAGTCCAAGTCATAGATCCATTTATATAATCCAGGTACCGGTGCTTTTACATATGCTCCTGCTAATGCATCAGCTATTGTTTCTTCTTCAATGAATCGGAACTGTTTGTTAGGCGCAACTAATCCGTTTCGCTTTAAATCTACAATTGCAGCACCATCTAGATATTTAGATGCATAATATACATCTTCATATGGAACGTGACCTTTGTGACAAATTGAACGTGCTAAATTCAACATTTGCAACTTGTCGTCTAATTCATAAACCAGATCAACGTCAGTCATATTGTAATAAGCAAACTTGTGAATATCTTGTGTAAATAGTGTATCTAAATCACCTTCGTATTCAACTTTGCCTCGACCTAATTCAAATTGTGCTACTGTATCTAATCGATAATTAGGAAGTTCTGTATATGTAAAGTTTTTATATAATTTTAAATAATCTAAACTAGATACACCTAAAATTTTCCACTTACCGGATTTGCTTTGTTCAACTACTCCTGCGGGAGATAATTTTTTAATGGATTGTGCACCTAATACTTTTTTGCAACGACCTATCAAATACGGAATATCATATCCATCAGTATTCCAGCCTGTAATTACTGTAGGTTGTATTTCTGCGAATATATTAATAAATCTAGTTAATAAGTCTCTTTCATCTCGAAATATCTCTAAAGTATAGCCGTCACCTTGTATTTCACGGTCTTTTATGCGGCCTAATTCATCTAAAATTAATACTCGACGATCTTTGCCGACTTTATCATAGTATGCAATTGAAGTAATTGATGTACGTACATCATCAATTGTACTATAACCATTTTCATCTTTTGCTGTTTCAATGTCAAAAAAGAAATCTCTATGTCCTTTTGAAGGCTCATCTGATTCATAATACAAATCAATTAGAGTTCTAACTTCTTCATTTAAATCAGATTCATATGATTTAGGATTATCTCTGTGATTACCAGCAACACGATCTAATCTAGTGCCGTCTAATGATTGATATTGTCCTTGTGTATTTGGTAAATATCCATATGGTTGAAATGGAAACTTTTGATGTCCTAATTCATCATCCCAAACGTGCATAATGCCGTTTTTCTTGTCGTAACCTATTGCTTGATACATTTTTTATTTTTATAGTATCTGATGATACCGTATGTGTTTATTGCTATTATAACTAATCCCAGGACCATATGACTAATATTATTTATGTAAATATCATATACAATCCAACCAATATCTCCTACTATCCACCAAATCAAAGCAGGAAGAAAATGTCCGCGGGCATTGACAATGAAACCAATCAATACCAATGCCGTGCAGACCCATCCTAATGCTTCAATCATGGTTTTGTGTTTACCATAGCAATCTCATGTTCGCGAACCAATATAAATTCAGCATCTCCCAATTGTACTTTCTTCTGGGATCCTAAATTTCCAGAATATATTTTAACTCGATCTCCGGCTTTTACTGTCATTGGTATTTTGTTACCGGTTTGTGTAAACAATCCATCGCCTACCTCCATCACATCACATTCAACATATTCATCCATACCTGCCATCATGATGATACCACTCTTTGTTTTTTCTTGTTTTTCTAATTCTTTAAGGAGTACTTGATCTCCAATTGGTTTCCAATTCATAACTTTTCCTTTTATTTATTATACAAATTTATAACTGTTTCTCGCGTTATATTAGATCCTACTAATCGACCTATTTCTATTCCATTTTTAATTAACAATACGGTTGGTACATTACGCACATTCCATGTTTTGCAAGTTTCTGCACTAGAATCTGCATCAATAAATGTAATTGACATTTGAGATTGTAATGATTGCATTACAGGTTTAATCATTTTGCAAGGACCGCACCATTCGGCAGTAAAATAAAGTAGTTGTTTCATCTTGTTATAACGTAATTAATTTGGTAATTTCCAAATGTTGTTGTTACTGTATACATATTATTTTAATTTGCTGATTAATCTGGGAGGGAACCAATCACAAGTATATTCATCCTTAGATACTCTGATTCTTTTCTCCCATAAGTCAATTCCTTGTACAATACCTTTAATCGAGTGTGATTCATCTATTTTAACTTTAACTACTTCACCCAATCTTAGGTTTTTTATATCATCAACGCTCATATTTATTTCAATTTATTAATATCATTATAATGGATCCCACAATTTCTACAAACTAAGTAATTATCTGTAATCCAACTTGAATGTCCAGGTCCATAAATACCATTACTTTGTCTTTTAATATGGTGTATCTTATCAGTAGATTTACAAACAGGACATTCAATCTTACTGATTCGTTCTTCTTCTTGTTCTCTTTCTTTTTGTTTTCTTTCCTGTTCTGCTAATTCTCGTTTTTTCTGATTGGCATACCAATTAGATAAGTCAACTGGGGTGCCTTCAGTTCTTTCAAGTTTAACTCTTTTAGTTTCGTTTTCCATATCACACACCTCTTTTAGTAAGCATTTTTCTGATTCCATAACCAATTATCTTTTCTTCAAAGGAAATAGAACAAATTTCTACTTTAAATATTTTTCTTAATATAGGATTAAGGGTTCTTTTAAACCAAGTTGAATGTGATTTCATATTATTTATTATATTTTCTACTATTATTTATTCGTTTTGTCCAAGCTAAATTTGATGGATCGCAACATTCTCTAACTGTCATTCCTTCTTCAAAACATTTACTACGTGGTTTGATATGATCTAAACTAGGATAATTTTTATCACTAAAATGTAATGTTAAATTATCTTTTATATATTCGCCATCAATGTAATCATACCCATCCCATGTTTCTAACATCACTTTACGCATTTTTCTAGTATGATAATTGCAAACCTTCCAATACTTTTTCCATTCAATGTTTCGTTCATCTACCCACCGTTGAATTAAACCTTTTTCTTTTTTTGTTTGTATCCCTTTTGCAATTGATTCTGGTGTATTTGAATATATATGCATATTAATCGCTTTTTTATCTAAACCAAATTCTGCAGGATGCAATTTCATATACTGTGAATAACATATATGACTACAAAATTTTGACGTATTTGAATTATATACAGTTATCATATTGTTACAAAATTTACATTCCAAAGTTTTATATGATGTTTGTTTAAAATACATTTTTCTGCATTTCGCACTACACCAATTATTTTTAGCTGTTAATGTTTTTTTATTTCCGGAAATTGTTTCGTAATATGAATTACATACATCACATGTTCTGCCATGTATAAATTTATATTTAGTTCCTATTTTTTCTGTACGTACATATGTCATAACAATCCTTTATTATAAATATGCAGTATTATATTTCTTTTTCAGTGTCTAATGCAGTTTACACCCCGCGCTGCGTATTGAAAGCTATTATGTGATCTCTTCCTGTCATGTTATATCCTCGTTCGGCACACATTTCAAATACTATCGGATACATTTTGATTAATTCTTCTCGAGTATCGCCGGCGGGCATAATATACGTCTTTTCTTTAGGAATTTCTAAAAATTCGCGTGCTTCTTCAATTTCTTTAAGATTCTCTTCAGTGCCATCCCATACTGGTTTAAAATGATAATCAGAATGAGTGGTTATCATTGCATTCATTGCTGAATAATTCAGCCTAAACTTGTTATGTTGCGCAACCATCTTTTCATCCGTAATCGTGCCTTGCGGCGTAGCAACACCCACCCTGGGAACGCTATTGCTAAACTTAGGGCTAAGAGAGATAAGCCCAATAGGATAATCAGTCTCAATAAAATGCGAGCCTTCAGTTTCAATAGTAATGAGAATATCTCTTTCATGTGCAAAATGTGTTAGTTCGTTAACTAATGCAGGATGCATTGTGGGAGATCCACCCGTTAACATCATTTCTTTGATATGTGGATTTTTATCATAAATATCAATGATATCATTAAATGTAAATGTGCCTTTTTCTGGGTGAATGCTAGTGTACCAAGAGTCACACCAACCTCCTTCGCCAAACCAACAACGATGAGTGCAGCCTGTAGTTCTAACTGCAATTGTAGGTCTGCCAAATCGAGATCCTTCTGATTGTACACAACGATATAATTCTACTATTGGAAGTATTTTCGTGTAATCTGTAATTCTTTTAGAATGGGAGGTCATCGTCATCTTCTATTTTATTTGTTGATATATTCAAGTTGTTAATTACGTTTTGAAATAAAGACTCAAGCAATTGCAATCGTTCCTGCAATTTAATTAATTCAGAACGCCTTACAATTGGAGTTAAATCCATTTCCGACATATTAGCAAAATAATCATCTAAAAATGATATAGGATACAATTGCACTTGAGTATATTCCGGTTTCTGAGCTTCTTTCGGTAACATTCTCCATTTAATCTCAACGCCTCGTTTAATAGCTTCTGCTGTTACTTCTCGACCAATATTGGTACCTCCAGATCCTTTACCTAAATATTCAAAAAGCGATAGATATGTCTCATTATTATTCTTCATATATACTTGAATTATTATCGTTTTCAAAACATTCTACTTTGATACATCGACATCTGCCAGCATCTGTATTTGCTAAAACTTCATTGAATTTATCATATACTAGTTTAGCACACGATTCAGCACCCATCTTTTCTAGAAAATGTACTTTTGCTAATCCAGATACTTGAAGCATTTCAAACATATCTCTATAAGGATCATCTGCTTGAATAAGTGTAGTATGATCCCACATATGATCCATCCAATCTTTAAGACCATTGCCTTTTGGTGGTGTCTTGAAACCTCCATAATCAACAATCCAATTCATATCATCAAGTTGATTCTCAATATCTGGTTCGTTAGATGCAAACCATACTTTAAATTTAAGTGCATATCCATGTAGCAGTTGACAATGAGAATGTTGAGCTTTCCATTGACGTATTGCTACTGAATAGTTTTCAAATAGTTTTGTTGAAATGTAACGTGCCATTAATTATAACCTTTTACAAATTGATAAAATTCTGATCTTGCATTACCATCTTCTAAGAATGCTCCGGATAGCTTTGCTGTCTTCATTGAAGCTCCGCCATGCTTAACACCTCTGCATTGCACACAATTATGCGTTGCTTCAATCATGATTGCAACACCTTTATTGTTTTCAATTAATTCATCTATTGCGTGATGTATTGCTACTGTCAATTGTTCTTGAATTGCACCTCGTCTGCCAAAGTGTTCTACTACACGATTCAATTTACTCAAACCAATAACATTGCTATTCTCACCTGGAATATATGCAACATGTACATTACCCATAATTGTCTGATGATGATGACTACACATTGAAGTTAATGGAATACCTCCTTCAAATACAATACCATCATATCCGTCACTAGGAAATGCTGTAATGTCTGACATTGGATTATATCGGCCGGCCCATAAATCATTTACATATGCCTTTGCTACTCTACGTGGAGTATCAGCTGAATTTGGATCCGTTTCCCATGTTACTCCTAATGCTGTTAAAAATTGTCCGTAATGATATGCAGCTTTATCAATAATTTCTTGTTTTTCTTCTGCAGTTAGTCTAGCATCAGGACCTTCTAATGTTTGCTTAACTGCTAATTGCATAGAAACACCGTTAGCAAAACCAGGATGCACTAACTCTAAATTTGTTCTTTGTTTTGTTGTCATAACTTAATTCTTAATTATAATATAGAATAATTTATTGGGCTTTCAAAGTTTTTTCGCCTTTTTTATGCGCTGGATCAAAAGGACAGTGTCTACAACCATTGCCACAACATGAGCCTCTTCTTTTATGATATGATTCAGTCATTACTCGATATCCATTTTCATAATAAAAGTCTGTAGGAAGGAGCTTGTTTCCAAACTCCCTCACATACAGCTGATATATCCAATCATATTGAGTAGGTACCATCATTATTTTATCTCACACGCTCCGCCGGCACAAGCTAATTCACCTGACAGATCTGTATTGTCATCTAATTCAATTACTTGACTCAAATCAATGTTGTGCAGAGATTTCATCATTGTTTCATATGTTTCTTTGCTGCAATCTTCAAATGGTGCTTGAGTATAGGTACCACCGTCATATGGTAATACAGATAAGCCGTTATAATGATCTCTATTGTTCCACATCCATTCTCCTGCCAATTCCCACTCATCTGCTTTAAGTGAAACTGTTGCAGATACATTGTGAGTATTATTTCCGCTTCTATGACCTGGTTTAACCCATTCTAAGTGCACCTTTTTGATACGATCCAATAATTGAAAAGGTGATTCCGTTCTCATGATAGCTCCATCTGGCGCCTTTTGCGGAATAGAAATTACTGCAGTATCATGTGGACGAAAATATTCATCTTCAATTAGTTCTGGGTGATTAATTGCCAAATAAGAATAAATTGCTTCATTTTTTCCAACACGGATTCTACGGATATAATAATCATTGTGCCATGCATGAATACCCGATGAAGTTCCTAATGCCAATGATGTAGTACCTGCAGGTTTTACTGTGGTTGTACGAGCTGAGCGATTAATTCCGATCAATGCAGCTACTCGTTCATTTTCTTCTTTAACTGCCTTTGCTGCTGCTTTCATATCATAACCTAATACAACTCCAGAACCAATACCTGTCATTGATACCCCAATAAGAGCATCTTTTTCAGTTGTACGTTTCCAAATTGGACGAAGGTAATGAAAGTCAGTGTATCCTGCTTGAAGCGTTCCAATAAATGCTGCTGCTTTAACACGTGCTTCTAAATCTTCCTGTGATTCAATATCTGATGCATTTACTTCACACAAGTTACAGAATTGGAATGGACGAAGAGCAATTTCGCAACATGGATTAGTCCCCCAATCTTTATCATTTGTTAAATAAATACCTGGTTCGCCTGCTCCTGACAATTCAACTCGTTTCCACAAATCCATAAAGAATTCTTTTGTCAATTTATGACGCATTAATGTTGCTGAATTGTTTGCACGTCCGCGTTGTGGATTATGTTCCCACCATGCACCAGACTTACATGCAATCATATCCTCATCATCGGCACTGAACAAACTAATAAGAGCTGCTCTGCGAATGCCACCTGCCAATACTGCATCTGCGATATGACATACCATATCATGCACTTCAATTGCTGATAATTTTTCTCCATCTTCTTTTGCATCTAAAATTCCTTGTAACTTGATTAAACATTCTTTCAATGGTTGTGGGCCTGGTGCTTTTCCTCCCGAAGTAACTAATCTTGCACCTTTAGCACGAATATCCGAAAAGTCAAACGTAAAAGTAGATCCACCCTCAAAATAAGATTTAACTAGTGCCTTTACTGCATCTGCCCATCCTTCAATTGAATCTGCTATAAGATATCTGCGAGTACGTTTTGGATTTGGTTTGCGAATTTCTGGCAATTTTTCTACATGATGTGTTTGAACGGAATATCCAACACCTGTACCTCCTAGTAGCAAAAACATTGCTTCACCAAACGCTCGAAAATCGTCAATTGGCAAATAAGCACAGTTATAAATTCGGTTAGGGGAGATTTCAATTGGTTTTCCGCCAAATTGCAAACTGCGCATTGAAGGTAATACTTTTTTATCATACACGAATTTGTATGCATCTTTAATTTCCGATTCTAATTTTGGATATTTTTTGATGTGCATATTCATGTTTCTTGTAACTAATTCTTCCCATGTTTCTCGACGATTGAGTTCGGGAATGTATTTGGCGTATTTCATATACACCGTAATTTCACTCAAAATTTTGTTTGAAATCTCCATTGTTTGTAATCTCCTTGTTAATAAAAATATAAATTGTTTTTAGATAAAAAAAGGTCGGATATTTCTACCCGAACCCAATCTAATATAAATATCGGTTTACCCTAAAGTTCCACCTAAATCTTTGAACTTTTGTGCTAAATTTTTCTTCATAATGTTTTCACCAGATTTCATTGTTTGAGTAGTTTGTTTACCCTGTGTAGTCTGCGGTTCAAAGAATTGAAATTGTCCGTTATTGGTATTGATTTTACTTGGTAATGTAATACCATCTGGACCAAAACGATTCTTAATAACGTGACCTCTACCGGTACCTGACATTTTATCTTCTACTTTACGGGACAATGACATTAAAAAGTCAGCAACCATCACTTTTCCATATGATGATGCAATCTTATCTGCTTCAATAACATCTTCTTCTAAGGCGCTTCTTCCTGCTTGAGACGCAGTCCATACTGGAATATCATATTCCCCTGCCATTCCTCGTAACTCCTCGTAAAGTTCTTCTAATGCTTCGTGTTTGTCCTTTTTTGCATTGATTTTCAACAAATCACCGTAATCCACAATTACTAATGCAGGTTTATTTCCTAGCATAATTGTTTTTTCTAAATGAGCTTTAAGTCCCATTACTCCAACCGATTTAGTTGGGAAATACTTTACAATCAAATCTCCTGACAGAGTTTTCATTTTTTCTTCAACGGTATCTTGATGATGCTTCAATGTCTGTGCATTAATTCCTGTTAATACCGAATCATAGCGTTGTCCTACATAGTTTTCATTGAGCTCCAATGTATAATGTATAACACAATGGCCGGCTCTTACTGCATTAGCACCTATATTAATAAGCATCCAAGATTTACCGATACCTGCAGGTGCCATTACTACACCCAATTCGCCTGGCGCTAATCCACCATCCATTAAGTCATCAATAACATCCCAACCCGTAGTTATAGTGTGTCGTGATGCTTCTGCATATCGTGCTGATATATTAGATTTATATTCTAACCCAATATTGGTATCAGCACCAGCTTTCATAGCCGTATCAATTTTGCTTTTTATTTCATCGTAATTACCTCGTTGAAGTAAATTTACCGAATCCATAATAGCTCGTTTGATTTCTTGATTTTTGCAAAAGTTTAATATTTCATCTTTAACAAATGTCAAATCATCTGACTCCATGTATCGAAATACGTCTTTGAGCTGTTCTAATATTGCAGCTTTCAAAATAGCTTCTGGGCCAGAATCACTTAATTCTGTTAATTTTACTTTCAATACATCTTTTGTAGGCGGTGCTTTGTATTGTCGAAAATGTTCTAATACTGTTTCTAACAACCAACAATTGGCATCTGATTCAAAATAGTCAGGCCGGATGATGTCTGCAATTTGTTGTAAAAACATTCTGTCAGTAAACATAGCGGCAATAACTTTTACTTGAAAGCCCCATCCATATTCACTTAATTTATCTGTCATGTAACAATAATATTAAAAAGAAATGTTTTATCCAAATTATTTTTTATGTGTTTGTTGAGCGAAGGCACTTAAAGATAGCCAAGTATTTGTCAACCAGTCTGGAAGATTCTTCATTGCATTCCACATTTTATCTTCCATAAACAAGCGTTGAAATTCTTGTCGATTAAGCATAGGAATAGATTGATTCATAATTCCTCGGATTGTGCTACAATTCTGCGCAGGAATATTCAACAATTTGATATTCATTAATCGATAATTAGTTTCAACGGTATCGTAGTTATCTAAAACTTTTTGATACATTTTACCTTCCTTAAGAATGCGTTTATCATTGCATTTTTGTTGCAAATCATCCAAAGTAAATTCCGTAGGATCTGCTAATTCTGGAAATGTCTTTAATATGGTTTTAGGTCCAATACCATCTACCCCGGAAATATTATCCGAAGCATCACCAGTAAATGTTCTATAAACTACATAGTTATTGGGATGTACCCCAAACTCTTCTAAAATTGCAGCTTCATCATACATTTTCTTTTTGATAGGTGACCAAACTTGCAACTTGTTATCAACCAATTGATAAAAATCTCGATCCGTAGATACTATAGTTATTTTTTTGCTAATGTCTTTATACATTTGTGCAATATAAGCAATTGTATCGTCTGCTTCAATTCCATCGATTGCTAAAAAGGTAACTGGTAAATTATCTAGATATGATACCAATCTACTAAATTGCCAGCGCATTGCTTCTTGTTCATCTTCAATAGAAGCAAATTGTTGATGATCATGTCTACGCAATCTAGTTTTATTGGCTCGATTTGCTTTGTAATCGCCATGTATTTTTCTACGACGAGCACTACCACCTCTGCCATCAAACACAATAACGCATCTACTAGGACGAAAATCTCGTACTGCTTTACCAATAGAAAAAAGGAATCCTGTAATTCCTCCAATGTGATCTCCATCTTCATTTGTGGACGGAGTTGCTCCAAAAGCTCTGATAAAAGTATTCAATCCGTCAAATACCATGATATGATCATTGACATCTGACGGACCGTTTACTTTTTCTTCTTGTAACTTTTTGAATAGCTGTTGATACTTATTCATTAGCCTTCTTCATCTATAACTGATTCATCGATTATTACATCGTCAATACCCCCATCAATACCTGCTTGATATTTAAAAATGTAAGCATCGCAAATTCTTTGATACAATCGATTTTTTATTTCTAGTTGATTAATTATCTTTTCAACAAAAGTCTTTGATTGAAATTTAATTTCGCCAAATGTTTCTCCGGTTTCAATATCAACATCATCCAATGTATAATGTGCTCCAGATTGTTTAACTAAACTATATTTCTTCATAGTTTCCAACCAACCGCCGTAATTATCAATACCTGAATCATAATAGATATCGTAATTAATTTTGCGATGTGGTGGTCCCATACGATTCTTAACAACTTGCACTTCTGTCTTGCTTCCGACTACTTGATCAACGCCATCAATTTTTGCTTTGATCATTCCGGTATTTTTAAGACGCAATCTAACCGATGCGTGAAATGGAATTGCTTTACCACCCGATGTAGTCCATGCATCTCCAAATGATACACCTAATTTGGTACGAAGCTGATTAGTCATAATCAAACAAATTCTCTCACGTGCAATCCAATTGGTTACTTTACGCATTGCTTTGGATAGAATGATTGATTTACTTGTAGCATAACCATCTTTGTCATATTCAGCCGCCATTTCAATTTTTGTTGATGCACCCATTATTGAATCTACAATGATTGTAACTAAACGATCTTTGTCTGACTTACGTACTTGTTCAACAATTGTTTCAATGGTTTCGAATATTTCTTCAACTGTTTCCAATGGAACATAAAGCATTGATTTTAAATCAATTCCAATTGCCGACATAAATTCAGCACTTGATGCCGCTTCTGTATCAATATAAACTGCTAACCCGCCTTTCTTTTGTGTTTCAGCAGCTACGTGTGATACAAGCAATGATTTTCCGGATGCTTCTAATCCGGTAACTTCAGTTATCCGACCTACTGGGAATCCTCCGTTCGGTCGGTTTGAAATTGCCAAATCGAGCATATCGCAACCAGATGAAATCCATTCTGTTACATTGCTTGGGGAATCTGCATCTCCTTCTAAAAAGAAAGCTGTCTTAAGAGCTTGTCCTTTAAATTGCTTGTTGATGCTATCCGCTAATGTACTTGCTAACGAATCTTCCAGTTCTAGTTTGCTTTTACTCTTTGCCATTTATAACTCCTTAATTGAAAAGATCATTGAATGCAGATGCAACATCATCTACTTTGTTAGCTGCTGGGGCTGTAGACTTTGGTGCTGCTGCTGGTGCTTGCTCTTCTGTTTCTTCTACATCTGAATCTGCATTTTCTGGATTCATCCATTCTGTCAATGCCGCTTCTAATTCTTCATAAGTTGGCTCAGGAAAGATATCAGTAATTTGTGGCTGATTCATAATCTTCTCGGCAACTGATTTATCATCAGTAGCTGGTTGAGTGTTTGGTTTTACTCGAATGGATGTTTTAGGGAATGCTCCGCCTTCTGCTGGTGTGAATTCTACATCAATATCACGACCGTTCATTAAATCTGTGATATCACCATAATCTGGATCTGAGATAATAGAAAGAAGTTCTGTGTAAATTGTTTTACCA